TTGGTATAACATTGGTATAACATTGGTATAACATTGGTATAACATTGGTATAACAATAAAAGAAATAATGACAGTGACATGACAGTGACAATAAAAAGGAATTCCTTATGACGAAAACATGTCAATTTTTGGTCAGGCGCCTAACTCTAAACACAATCCTCAATAAATACCTTAACTACCATTTAAATGGCAAAACGATATGTACCATAAGATTTAATAGAGGACGCTGGTTGCCATTTAAATGGCAAAACGACATAACCATTTAACATGATCTACGAAGAAAAACTACGGAAGGCCTGGAAAGACTATGGAGAGGAGGCGGGACAGTTCGTAAATAGGTATGATAAACGATTTAGAGGAATCGTTGAGAAGTATAGGGGCAGGCACGACTTCGATGAACTGTATTCGAACTATGTACTCTATTTGATCCCGATCTATATAGAGAACTGGGATACCCTAAAGCAACCTAGCCTAATCGACTGGATTTGCTACTGTATAAAGCTAAGAGTTATAAAGCATACAGGCAACACTAATATCAGTTTAAATGGGAATTGTGATAATTTAGTTTGCCATCCGGACGAGAATATCGGTATTAAAGAGGTAGAGGATACCCTAGCTAGATATCTGACAGAGTACGAGATCTACCTAGTTAGATCGCTGGTAATAGATAAGAACATGTTGTCCATAACGGAGATGGCTAAGATTGTTTGTTCGGATAGGCGGACAATAAGGTCTGATCTAAATAGCGCGCTGGGTAAGCTAAGACAACAGTACGATTAAATGATTGCAGATATAAATAACCCAGAAGTACAAGGCATTCTCGAAAATCATCAGAAGTTCGAGAAGTACAAGAGGTCTGCGCATAAACTGCCTAAGTTCTATAGTGCTGTCTTGACTAAGACTCTAAAGGACCGGCTGACGGAGGTGCTCTCTGAGAGTACAGAGGACCAGGTGTCGGTGTTAGAAGAGCTGGGGCTGATGCGTGAGTCAGCCAATGTCTCAGTAGAGATGTTTGCTAAGGCCCATTCGGCTTGGACCGGGGACAAAGGGAACGTTAAACTTAAAGAGGCGGCCCTATTCGCGGGGGCAGTCATGCACGATAGCTTAGACAAGGTGGTCAAATGTGCGAAGTCAGCTAGTGACATTAAGAACAACACGAAGACTAACTTCTCAGTGGGTGACTTGTATGACGTCGTGGGGCAACTAGTCAGACTCATGTATGACGTGTGTGGCATAGAGAACAAGAGGATAGCGGAGATATTTGAGCAGAGGGTTGAGTCTGAGGTGTCGTTCATACAGCAGAAGACCAGAATAACTCCTGATATGACTGTCTTAAGCATGGACGACAGTATTCCTCTGGTTGAGTCCCAGATATAAGTGGACATAATGTGGACAACAATAAGTTTGAGTTTAGGGCTGGCCATACTAGGCATGGCTAAGGTGTTGATTCCATCGAAAAGGGAGCCTGTGCCTGGTCCAGGACCAGATACTTTAGGGTGGAATGCGACGGATAGCTTAGGGTGGGATGGGACCGACGAGATGGGGTGGTGATAACGTGTATAGTCTATATGAACATCCAATAAGGAACGAGATATGGCTGTAATACCCGTGATGGACGCAACCGTCACGCAAGTACCATCTGTTAATCCTACACAAGACCATACACCTATAATAATAGGTGGCGCTTCTAAGGGTCGCTATACCCCTCTTGTGTACTATAAATCTCTCCCAAATGGGCTCTTCCATTACCAGTTTTCGACTAGCATAGCTGCTACCGACCCTACTCCTGGGTTCGTGAAGATAGATAATATACTCCCTCCGTTAGCTACGCAGATGTATATTTCGCAGTCATCTTTACACTCTCTAGTGATTTCAAAGCTGTTATTGACATTAGATAATGGCGACTTGGTGATAATAAGGCAGAAAGGGGACGCAACAAAGACACTATTTTATAGTGTAACAGGGCCTGTAATCAATAATGCTACATGGTTTACGGTTCCTATTGCGGCAGAATCTACCCTTACTTTGCCGGATAATCTAGAGGAGTGCGAGATAACGGTGCTTAGCAGCGGTGCTTCAGCGGCTGTAAATAGACTAAACAGCGTGTTATCGTTGCCGTTTAGTACAGCACTAGCCTTTGATGCCACTAATAACGCCATTGGAGAGGTGACCCTAACAGGGAACACAATACCCGGTGTGATTACCGGGGTGTCTTCAGGCGATGTTGTAAGACTTATAGTTAAACAAGACACCGTAGGTAATCACCATGTGAATTGGGGTAACTTCAAAACTAGTGGTGATACCCAGCCTTTGGGGGCTAAAGAGCAGGGAGCGACTAGTGTATATGAGATACAGGTGTTGCCGGACAGTTCGCAGGTGGTCTCTTTAGTAGAGAGTGATAGGCCAACAACCAAGCGCATGATTTTGTACCCAGATGATCCGTTGTTTGATGGGATCGGTGGAGGGGCAAACCGTATTTATGATAATGTTGTGACCAATTTACTATGGACTTGGGATGATGTCCGTAAGTACGAGTATTATACATACTCAGATTTGCAGTGGTCTGGTCCTCAGTATTTTCAGGCTAATAAAGACAAGCTTAATACGGTCAAGGCCAATGTACCTAATGCTAAGTGCCTAGCATTTATAAGGTTTGAATTATGGTGGTTATGGTCACGATTAGGGTTAGCATTTCCTGAAAGGGAGTGGGGGAATACATTAGATGCTGATGGGAATATAATTCCTTTGCCAACAGCAGCTATGGGGATGGTTCCTGCGGCCCCAGCGCCTGCCTGGTCAACCGCTCAGGCTCAGATAGAGGCTGCGGGGTACCTTATGGACCCTAGGCTTAGTACACTGACTAGTGCGGGTGCTTTGCTGACTGCTCCATACAATATCAAACTGACGAATAACCCTGAGATAGGTGGTACACCTATCGAGTGGTGGACCGAAGCTAACAAGATGAATATAAATCCGCAAGACCCGAATGGTTTTGCTTGGTTGGATTTGCTAACGGATCAGCTCGTTGCACAGAGAAGACTAGAACCTAATGTTGATGGGTACTACATATCTGCTCAGAAAGTACAGCATTACGAGGTACCGGCTATAATCTCAAATAAACTCTTTGAATGGTTAGACGGGACTGTGAATCCTAACTGGAGTTTAGCTACAGATAGCGGCGGTTCGGCAGGTATTGAAAGTTGGACGGATGGAGGTATGCAAAGTGGGAGAGAGCAGTACGGGGATGTTAACATCCTAAATACAATGGTTGATATCTTTGATGCTAACAAGGCTATCATAGATATGCTTAGGCTAAAGGACCCTAGTGCCATATTGGTGTACTCACCAGTAAATCTCACAGTAACTAGTTGGCGGAATGGTAATCGTAACGGAGATTTCTTGGGTTCGGCTAAGAATAAGTATACTTTTTTGACTAATAATGACGAGGCGAAAGTATACTGGGCCGATTTACTAAGCTATTGTGCTTCTAAATGTGATGGAATAGAATTTGAAGCTGATAATGACCCAGCAGACTTCACTGTTGAGTGGGCGAATCAAATGAGGGGCATGAAAGATAAGTGGGTGCTAACTACACGACAACCTCAAGATATTTCTTTACTAGCGGATCAATAAAATGGTGCAAGAACTAAGAATAACTAGTCTAGTTACTAATACCTCTGCCCCTAGTCAACAGAATCATGGGGATAGCAGTATTCCTTTGACTGCTGGTGATTTTGAGAAGGGCGATCGTATAGATGTTACGGATGCGCCAGAGGTGCCGGTGGTGATACCTACGGAGTTTTTGAGTAATGGAATATTGTCTCTTATAGACGATACAGATGATACTTTGGTTGTTACAGGGGAATTTGTTCAGTACGGGTTCGCTACAGGTGTATATGTTGGGAAGTTGTCTCCTGGTGTACCCGCTATCATGGAGATTGCGGCAGGCGTCACTTCTTTGTTTATGTTGAGAAATGCTGTAGGTACATCAAAAGTTAGGTATCACATGATCGACGGGGGATAGTTCGGCATGTGTAGCAAATGGACGCCATTAGATTTTATCATGCTTATTCTGACTATATCAATTAGCATGCTATTACTTGGTCTTGCTTATGATATGGTTAGGGACCATGATAAAGTTGTGCCAGCGGATAGAGGAGACCAAGCCTTAGCTTTTGTACTAGCTTTGGTGGCTGTTCTTAATGGATATGTAATCTCTAATGTAAAAGGGATGATTAAATGAGGATTTTTTTGCTGTTTCTACTGTTCGTGACACCTCTTAATGCCCAAACTGACAATGTAATGGGCAGTATGAGCCGTAAGAGTCGTATTGATGCAGTGTCTTTGGAGCAATTCTCTATACAACAAGGCCAGCAACTAGAGAGATTTAAACAAGAACAAAGTCAACGCCTAGAACTATTGAAACAACAACAAGTGTTGGTTCGTCTAATGGAACAAGTAAATCATCAAAAGGCATTGATGAACCAGTTAGCTGGGTATCAGGATAGCAGGTCTTTGAAGGAGTTACAGAAGTTACAGAACCAGACTGCCCAACAACAAGTGATTGATTGCCCCACGTGACTCTCTGGTGACCCGTCCGTACAGTCTGTACAGAACCAAGTTCAGAATAATGATCTAGCTGTATTGAATAGGTCGAGGCGAAATCGGGGTCTACATGAGTATGAATATGATGCTGATTTGACTTCTGTAGCTAATGAAAGAGCCAATAGACAGGCTAGGAATGGGAGAATGTCTCATGTGAGAGGGAGTTTTAAACCAGGCAGGGCAGAGGGGGTCTCTTATAGTTCTAGGGGTAACCCTATCTCTAGGGCTTGTTACGCGATGTCACGTAGGTTCCGTAAAGCAGGTGCTTCTTGCGTCAAAACAGCAAGAGGTACTTATTGTTCCCTAGTTTTAAGGTAAGGAGAGATAAGATGATGAAAAGGTTTCTATGTTGTTTGTTGGTGTTTGGTGTGTGTAGTATGCTTGTCATTGGTAATACGAATGCTGGTCAAGTAGACATTCCCGATGCGCCTGCCGTAGCGGGACAGGTTACATCGCAGATCGGAGGTCCAGTTATTGTATCACAAACTACTCAACAATTAAGTCAAACTGTGAGTAATTATCCTGGGTACGCTATGCAGCATGCACAAGCACCTGGTGTAAGTACAGTTTGTTCAAGTGTTGGCTTGCTTGGTGGTTTAAATTTGGGACTTAATGAGCTGGAATTGCGACCGATAGTCATTAAGCTGTTACTCAGGAAGATTCGTGGTAGAAGACAATCGTCGAGTAGCTCTGAAAGAACAGTCATTAGACAAAATATCCGAACACGGCTAAGAGATAGGTGATTATCTCAGTACGTACGGTAGCCTAGGACACCTCTTGGCGGGGTAGGAAGGGCACGGAGGCCCTATTTTACTCTGTGAATACCTTATAAGACACTTATAAGACACTTATAAGACGCTTATAAGACACTTATAAGACACCTGCAAGATAAATAGATGGTAGCACTACCAGCACACTGGGAGACATTTAGACCACACTACTTACAAAGTAAGCTATGGAGGTCTAGAGCTAGATTTAAGGCAGTGTATGCAGGTAGGGGTAGCGGTAAGACATCTATTGCTAAAAGATACATAGTTCGTTGGCTACCTGTTAAAAGGCCGTGGAATGATGTTAAGTTTTTCTACGCTTTGCCTACTTATAAACAGGCAAAAAGAGTTGCTTGGCATGATTTGGTCTCACTTATACCTAGAGAATGGATTTCTGGTAAGCCTAATGTTTCTGAAATGGTACTTAATACTGTGTTTGGTACACAGGTGTATGTTATTGGGCTAGACCATCCCCAACGTATTGAGGGTGTGCAATGGGATGGGGGTATTATAGACGAATGCTGTGATCAAAAGTTAGATGAATTTTTGTACACAGGTTTGATGCCTACTTTAGCACATAAATTTGCTTGGCTATGGTTAATAGGTGTTCCTAAAAGATCGGGAGTAGGTTCTGACTTTTTTAGGAAGTATTGTGAGAGGGGAGAAAGAGGAGAAGTAATCGAGGGTACAGATGATAGGATAGAGACGTATACGTGGAAGAGTGATACAGTTTTGACGGAAGAGCAGTTATCTACATTCAAACAACAGTATACTGAAAGAGACTATGCTGAACAGTTTGATGCTTCATGGCAAAATGTTGGCGGAGCTATATTCTATGCTTTTGAAGAGACTATGCACGTTAGGTCTTCGGTGACGTATGACCCATCCCTTCCAATTTGTGTGTCATCTGACTTTAATGTCAATCCCATGTCGTGGTGCCTATCACATATCTACGACGGTAAGGTATATGTATTTGATGAAATCTTTTTGAGAAATACAAATACACCAAATACATTGAATGAGTTATGGCGTATGTATGGTGGACACAAAAGCGGATTTGAATTCTATGGTGATGCCTCTTCAGGACATAGAGTATCATCAGCAGAGTTTACGGACTACGCATACATAAAAAATGATGTTAGATTCGATCAGTACACGAAAAAGAGACTGTATTATCTTAGGTCTAATCCGAATATTGCTGATCGTTTTGCCTCTTGTAACTCTATCTTTAAGAATGCTGCCGGAGAGGTACGGTGTTTTATCTCACCAAGATGTAAGTACCTTATTAAGGACTTGAGCAGTAGAGCATACAAGGAGGGTACTAGAGTAGCCAATGATAGTAGGGATAAAGATGGCGGGCACATGTCAGATGCTTTTGGTTATTTGATTTTTCGTAGGTTCCCAATAAGGATAAAATTGGGTAGAGATAGCGCAAAAGTTAGCGTAGGAACAAATAGGATAATGCAGTTTGCAAGATGATAACTCCAGTAAGAACAACCGTGAGGCCTAAAAGAGAGAAGACTGTTAGTCAGTTAAATCCGTCTAGGGTTACTATAACTGAAGGTAATACAGTTTCTCTTGACGATACTGAGCAACAGTTTGACTGGTATACTAAAGTCAGACTGATGCGCAGGGACCCTACCATAGCATTAGTCAGGGCTCTTATTGTCTCTGGACCTCTTTCAGCAGGCTGGTCTATTCAGGCCACAAGACAGGCTCCCGCAGGTGCTCTTGAGTTTATACAAGAGGAATTGCTTCCACTACGCTTCCACCTTGTTAAAACTGCCCTTCTTGGTTGTACTGATTTTGGGTGGCAGCCCTTTGAGAAGGTATTTGCTCTTAGAGAAGATGGTAAGACCGGAATAAGAAAACTCAAGTCTTTGATACAAGATGAGACTCAAATAAGGGTTTTCAAGAAGAGTGGCGCATTTAATGGATTCTATCAGAGACCGATAAAACAGTACAATGAAGTTTTCTTGAGTCGACGTAAATCTATGCTGTATAATTTTGATGTTGAGGGAACTAATTGGTACGGAAATGCCACAATGCGTAATTCTGAGAGTCCTTATGATAGGGGTGAGACTTTAAATGTTTCTAGTCAGAGATACGATGAAAAGGTTGCAGGTTCTCATTGGATTATACATTACCCTATAGGTACTAGTGATGTTAATGGGGTAGAAACGGACAATTACGATATAGCATTGACTATCGAGAGTAGATTAAAGGCGTCCGGAGTGCTTATAGTTCCCAGAGAGTTACAAAGGTGGATAAGTGATCTGAATATAGAGACAAATGAAGATGCTTGGAAAATAGAGCTTATCTCTCCTAGTGGAAACTCAGGTATATCTCTGATAAACAAATCTAAGTATTACGATATGCTGAAGGTTCGGGGTTTGGGGTTTCCAGAGAGGTCGGTTACTGAGGGTAAGCATGGTACTAAAGCGGATGCAGGTGAACATGGTGATTTTGCGTTTTTGAATCTTCAGATGAGGCATAACGAAGTCATACTAACAACTAATTGGCATTTAATCAACCAATTGCTAGTGGAGAACTATGGACCTGGTACAGAGAATACAGTTCTCATTAAGGCTAATGAGATAGTAGATAAGAAAAAGAAAGCCTTAAAAGAATTGTATTTTAAGATACTAGGCAATCCGAGTTTAGTTCAGACAGAGGTTACTAATATTGACTTTAAAACAATCAGGGATATTTTAGATATTCCTGAGAGCGAAAGTACTGTAGATTTTGAGTTACCGGTGGGTACAGAGGTATCATAATGGCGACAGTAGTTAATAAATCGGACCCGGCTATCTTTCAACAGTCTGCGGCTACGCAGAATTTTCCTGCGGTGGACTGGCTATGGAATCCACCGGGATTTAAAACTCTATACGGTACAGTTGAATCTAAGTATTGGAAGCTTACAGGTGATGGCTCCGATATAGAAGAGATGACGGGACCAGAGAAGATAGCTGTTGATACAGCGATAGCTTCCAAGATGCAAAAAAATACCCATGACAGTATAGTTAATCGTGTTGATGGGGTAATGCCTACAGGCGTTACTGATAGGTCTCTTATTCAGAGTCACAATAAACGGGACAACTATATTGTAACTAGATTACTGGAGTTACAATCTGCTATGGATGCAATGAAAGCTTCTTCTGGGGCTGCTGATAATCTTCGTGCAGCTATACCTAGTAATTGGAGTGCTACTAAGACTAGAGCTTTAGGCGATGCTGTGAAGGATTACAAGGACGATGTTACTTCAGGTGTTAGTGATGACCCAACTACACCTACACCTATCTCGGTAGTATAGCGTCAGTAGTATCAAATAAGAATTTTAATACAGGAGATGAAAAATGATGAAGCAACGTAATCTTCGTAGACGTACGTTAAATCGACGTTTAAGACGTCAACAAGAACGATCTGAAAGGGCAATTGATACAGCACAGACAGCAATGATTGAGGCTGTGCTTAGAGATAAGCGTATGCAAAATCAACTTTTGGATGATTTGCAGCAAGAGCGTAAAAAACGTCGTAGACAAAGAGCTATTGGTGATGGAACTTTTCTTGATTTTATTAAAAACATTGATTGGGATAAATTATTCGAGATTATTGCTAAGATAATCGCATTATTTGCATAGGGTATTATGAGAAGTACCGCCGCTTGGTTTAAATCAGTAGATTTAGATGATTTTCACAATAAAGTGGAAATGTTGTTCTATTTAGGGCATGCTATAGGTACCTCTTTTCCTGATTTTAGTGAAGAGTGTGGGAGGGCTTTTAGAGATGAGTGTAAAAATCAAAATAGTTTGTTCTTTGAGGTAGCTACTGTCTCTCTTCAAAGATTTTCTGATTTGAAACAAGATGCTCTTTTTGGTCCTAAGACTATATATGCTGTTGAGAGTCGTTTTTGTCCATTGCCAGATATTCAACCTATTTCTTCCGAAGGTCGTAATCATTGGTCATTTAATGATCTTAGTGTTTGGCATGATATGGGTAATTTAAGTTCTTTTGATGAAAAAGACTTATTCTTACAAGCATGTAATATGTGGGGAGGTTCTAATACTCCATTGACTTTTAAGTTTTGGGAAAAGGATGGTGACCCTAAACCTAATATTTTTGCTCGCGCTCGTAGAATTGATGGTCCGAATAAGATTTTAGCATGGTCTCAATTACCACCGAATAACGCTGGACGTAATGTACAGTTAGAGCAACGATATGATTCTAGTGAATCTTGGGATGTCTTATGGCGGTTGTTGTCGACAATGGCACATGAGATTGGACATGCTTTGGGATTAGGTCATAGTGCTAATTCTAGTGATCTAATGTATGCTAACGCAAATGGTACAAAAGAACCTACTGTTGGAGATATTGTCGCTATTCAGTCTCTTTACGGTAAGAGTGGTGACCCTGACCCTGACCCTGACCCTGACCCTGACCCTGACCCTGACCCTGACCCTGACCCAAGTGTAGAAATCATTAGTTCTAAAGTCTTAGGCAAATTAGAAGACGGTCGTAATCTAATTGTCGAGCACAGGCTGGAAAAGTAATAACGTTAAAAGTTCAAGGATAATATAATGGCAAGTGGTGACTCTGTAGTCCATTTTCTTGGTATCATGCCGTTATCGGCATCGTTTGCTACTCCTGGACAACTTGCAGGCGGAAGTACGCCAGCAGAAAAGGTAAATGTTTGGAATTTCGATGATACCGTAATAGAGTATCTGGACTTTGCTTGTCTTTTAGAGGGGTATGCTGGTGGTGGTTTGACATTCACTATTCCTTGGTTTGGCAATACTCAGGCGTCAGGCGATGTGGATTGGCAAATAGCCATTAGGCGTATGGAGGCAGACGTAACTATACTGACTGCCGCAATGAGTTACGTGTATCAGAATACCTTTGGTACAACAGCAGATACGGCAGGTAAGTTTACCAATACCCTAATAGCTTTTACTAATTTGCAAATAGACGGTTGGTTGGACGGGGAGTTAGCTATTGTAAGACTTCGTAGGAACGCCCCGGAGGCAGGTGCGCTAGTTGGTGATGCGGAACTATGGGCGGATCAGCTTATAGGAAGGGAAACTTAATCAGTGTCTTTGTCGTTTCAGAATGACCTTGCTGTAGTGGACCATGGTGTTGGACCGACTATAGGGGGTATTGGGACTGTAGGTTTTACAATGTGTGCATGGGTATATCCAACGAATATAGATGCTACCTTTAAGCAGGTTTGTGGCAATTCTGCGCAGGGAATTTGGAGTAGATTAGCTTCTAGCGATGCCTTGGGTCCAGGGGCTATGAGGGGGTTTGCTAAACATACGGTTCAAACGGCAGACTCTCTTAGTGTTATAAATACGGTATTGGTTAATCAGTGGAATTTTTTGGTTACAACGTTTCAGGCCGGCAACACTCCGGAGGTCAGGCTGTATTGGGGTGATCTTGATACAGAGGTTTCTGAGGTTAGTTATTTCTCTAATCAGCAGTCTCAAGGAGATGTGAATGAGAAGGCTGGTGATCCATTTTTAGTTGGGTCGGCAGGTAACCTTTTCTTTTTCTTGGGGCGTATAGCCACTGTTGCTGTATGGCCACTTACAACTTTAACATTAAGTCAAATTAAGGTAGTGCAAAGAAATCCTTTACTTGTTCTTGATGGATGTGAATTGTTATCTTATTATGGATTTGAAGGATTAGGTACACAACCTGATTACTCTGGGTCTAATAACCCAGGAACACCAGCCAGTGTTTCTTTGGAAAGTTATCCCCCAATAAATCGATTTTCTAAGGAATCGTTACGAAGGTTTCTAACTACACAACCCTTGCCCGGCGATGATGGTGCCGCAATGTACCATCACCTACGAAACATTGGTGTTTATTCTTAAGGATAGGTAATCATGTCAGCTACTTACTTAAGGCAGTCTACAGCTACTCAGGGTAGACGAATAGGACCATTTGTTAGTGATACTGACTTCAAGACACCTAATGATGGGTTGACCATAGCTGGTACAGATATTAAATTATCGAAGAATGGCGCGGTGGCAGTTAACGCCTCGGCAGGTGCGACGTCAGATATCAATGGTATGTATGGTGTTTCTTTTTCGGCTGCGGACACTAATATAGTAGGTGAATTAGAAGTATCTATATTGGTCGCTGGGGCACTAGTCGTTACAGCTAGGTTCATGGTTGTTGAAGAGGCCATTTATGATGCGCTATTTGCTGCCGGTGCTAATGGATTTGATTCTGCAGGTGTGGTGCAAGCCAACATTACACAAATACTTGGTGGTGCATTGGGGGAAGTTTCGGCAAACAACTTAAGTGCAAACTTTAGTACATTTTATGATAACGGGGATTCCATAACTAGTAAGACTGTGGATCAAATAGATAATGTAAATACTTGGCTTGGTTCCCCACCCGGAAACTTACCGGATACAGCCTTGTCTGCTATACAGTTAGACAAGTTGATAAGTACAACTGTGGGTCCTAGTGATGTTGTTGCTAACTCTATTATTGCTAATATGGTTTCGAAAAGTGTAACACCTGTTTGGACTTCATTTGATAATACTACAGATTCTCTTGAAGCTTTAGCAGACGCTAGTGGTAGCGATGTAAATGTCATTAGCTGGGCGGGTACTGCGGTCACTACTCCGTTAACACCAGGTGTTCCAAATGTTAATATGATGGAGATATCCGGGGGAGCCTTGTCACCACCAGCTACAACTACTTTATTGGCCGATAACTTTAGTGTGTTTTATGGCAATGCTAATGCTTTGACAACTAATACAGTTGATGATGTTGGTGTTGGGGTGGGTGGCACTAATGTAAATGTTATCAGTTGGGCCGGTACTGCGGTTGCTACTCCTACAATTGCTGGAGTTCCGAAAGTTGATGTGGACTATTGGAAAGGTGTAGTTGCTGATGATCCAATGACAATTACTGATTTCTTTACAGCAGGTGTACCGCTCAATACAACTGGAGGCACTATCGACTTAGTTACCACTACTACTCAAGTCTCTAATAGTGTGGGACAGACCCAGGATGTTGGTCCAATGATTGGGACGAATGGCGCGGCCCTTACAGCACTTGGTGGAATGTCCTCTGGAATGCAGACTCAGGTGCAAAGTAATTGTGATGCTGCCCTTGTCGCAATGTTCTTAGACAGATTGTTCTTAGTTGACTACAATCCGGCAGCGCCACCTGGTGTAGCTACATCTTGGGCTAATGAATTGGTTCAGGATAATGGTGGTGGAATTACTCAGTTCACAACTATTGCTCTAGCTAATACAGGGTTTACAGGTACGGTGGACGCTAACTTAACTCAGATTCTCGGTACTGCTGTTATTGAGCCTATAGGTGGTGCAGGTACTAGTGGATTAGCAGAGAACTTTTCTATCTTCTTTGATGTCGACCCAACTACGATTAAAACTGTAGACGACGTCGGCGGTGGTGGTGTCGGTGGAACAGATTGGACGGCTACGGAGAGAAATAATATACGCTATCGTTTAGGTGTTGATGGTACTACGGCAGTACCGGCTACAAACGTACCTAATCTCGAAACCATAGACGCAAACTTAACTCAGATTCTTGGTACCGTTGTTACTGAGCCTATTGGTGGTGGCGGGTCTAGTGGGTTAGCAGAGAATTTTTCTTTCTTCTTTGACATCAACCCGACTACAACTAGGACTATTGATAGTCTGTCTATACATTCTGCTTCGGATGTTAGGACAGACATGGATACGAACAGCACAATCAGCTCTAGGATAGGCGTAGCAAATAGTCTAGGTGCTGGGGCTACATTGTTCTTAAATCTTAGTGATATTGCTGGTGTAGGGTTTATTAGTGCTAGTGACTCATTATCTGCGGGTGGTGCGGGTTTGACGGTACAGCAAATAGTCAATGGGGTTTGGGATGAACAAGCAGGGGACCATACTATTGTTGGTAGTACAGGAGAAACTTTAATTGCAGGTGCCGCGAGTAGTGATCCATGGCCAATACAGTTACCGGGTCCATATATACCCGGATCGGCAGGTAGAATTATAGCAGATGCCCTAACAGGCCATATAGCACAAACAGGAGATTCTTATAATAGAATTGGCCTAGGCGGTACTAATCTTAATGACCTTGGTGGCATGTCGACTGCTATGAAGGCAGAGATAAAAACACAAACAGATCTGAGTGTAGCTGCACTTAATGATTTTAACCCAGCTATAGATCAGGTTATTGTCGGGTCTATGGCAGCAAATTCAATCACTAGTCTGGTGCTCGCTACTGGGGCTATTACTGCTTTGTCTATGAATAATGACGTATCCGTACAGCATAGACAGGAGATGGATACGTCTAGTACACAATTTGCTCAAATAATTCTTGATGTGGCAGCAGTACCTAATGTACAGGAGAATGTTAATGGTGTTTGGAATGCTCAAACTAGTGCCCATACGCAGGTTGGTAGTACAGGTGCGGCTTTGGTTGCAGGGAATGCCCCTACTGTAGCACAAATTGTTAGTGGTGTTTGGGATGCACAAACTAATGCGTACACTATTCTTGGGAGTATGGGTCGGGCTTTGTCTGATACAGAAACCAATGTTAGTTTAATTACAGGAGTGGACGGAGTTACTCTTGCGACGGTGCAGGGTAACTATGCTGTGAGTACCGTCACAACTACTGAGGTTCGTACGGAAATGGTAGGTGCACTTACTGTTGATGTTTACGGTGAGCCACCCAAAGAGAATCCACCAGAGAATGCTAGTCTTGCTACCAAGATTGGTTATGGATATAAACTAGACGTTAACAGAAAAGACCAGGACGCGACTTCGTTTAAGTTGTGGAATTTTGCAACCACTATAGTTGACCAAGAAACTGTTGTTACAGGGGACGCTACTTCTGCAACTAAGGGTAAACTAACGGTTGGTACTTAAATGGCTCTTGATACAAGAGAGAATTTACTTTCTATGCTAAATTTCGGGAGTATGGATACTCTACTTCCGATACCTCTTGCTCCGGCTATAGTTTTTCAAGAGCCGGACCTAAGTGACCTTCTTGGTCTATACCGTGAGATAGAGTTAGAGAGTATAGACAGATACTCCTCTAAAGCTGATCTTGCTAATCTCTTCGGTATCAATAACATAAATACATGGGCAGATTTAGATGGCTCTAAAAACGCCACTGCTATACGCTCTCGGACGATAGCAATGATGCTTAAGGCGGATTCTATCATTGACTCTAGATTAAGGGATGGGCCGTATAAAGTACCCTTCACTCCTCCGTATCCTCAGACCATAGTAAATTTAGCGACTAGACTTGCTGGATTTTTATTGTATGAGCATAGAGGGATAACCGATTCTACAGAACAAAAGCACGAATTGAATTGGCATGAACAGTATGTTGATAAGGTCATAAACTGGATACTAGCCCGGAAGTGGCGTCTAGATTATGCTCTCAGTACAGTAAGGACACATATTCCTTCTGCGGATGGTGTAACTATAGTGTCTGGTGTTGCACTAGACGAAGATGTTCAACCGAGTCCTTATTGTGTTAAGTCTGATATTGAAGCGATATATGGCTTAACTAATATTGTTAAATGGGCTGATCTAAATAACAATAGAGTTACTAGTGAGATTGACACCAGGATAAATAAGTTCATCGGCCTATCGGATAATGAAATAAATTGTAGGATGAGAGCTGGGCCATATAAGATACCTTTTGTTGTTGAGCCATTTGAGGGTATATTAGTTGACCTATCTGCTAGATTAGCTGGCGCTCTTATGTATGAGTGCCGGGGACCAACTAATGCGGACCCGGATAACGATGTTCTTAAGTGGCATAGAGATCAAGTAGATAAGACTCTTGACGGTATTATGGTTAGGAGATATAGATTTGATCCTAGTAAATCTACGCTAAGGAAAACCACACCTCTAGCTGTTTAGGGTGACTTAGTAAATTGTAGAAATAGTTTGTCAGTTTCGGTAAAAAATCGGTATATAGATAGTAGAGAGGTGAAGTATGCTGAATTGGATTATACCCACGCCAGCTGATTGCGATAGCTTTCAGTTGTCTAAGGTTGGCAATGACGCATTGGTGTATGATAAACAATTTGCATACGTTGGACAATTTTACAAAGCTAAAGACGATCTTGAATTTGAGATAACGGAGGAAGCTATAGACCACTGGGTTGCTGTACAGGCTTCTTTGCTTGATGAGGGCATAGAGGTTCCCATGCCTTTAGAGCATATCAATAAGGATAACCCCGAAAAGAAAAGAGCCACCGCTTTATCGTATACTAAGCGAACGGATTCTAAGGGGCGTGTTGGGTTGTTTGGAAAAGTTGAATTCAAGAACCAAGATGCTGTAAAGAATTTGTCAGATTCGCAAATCTCTATCTATGTGGAACGAGAGACGATAACACCAGTGAAGAGAACGCACCACCACATGCCAATAACCCATGTGGCTTTTACTAATTACCCTGTACTACCAGGTATGGATAAGTTTACAGAGATTGCAGCAAGTCTCAATGCTACACCTGTTTTCACTAAAGGTTTCTTTAAAAATGAGGATGTTGATATGGTAGATACAATTTCGCTATCGTCTCTTGCTGAGTCTCTGGGTGTAGAGGTTAAGGAAAAAGACGATAAGAGTGTGGTCAAGGGTATCACGGATGCTTTTTCAGCCAGTAAGCATGTAGCTGAGGATTTGACGGAGAGAGTTAAAGACTTGACAGGGAAAGTCGAGAGTCTAACTAAACAGATTCCCAAGAAAAAGGATGCTCCGGTTATCTCCGCAAGTCTTTTGAGTATGGGAATCGAGAATCGTCAACATAAAATTGACGATCTTCTCAGGGAAGGTTTTGTTACATCCGTGCAAGCCAAGAGGGCTAGTGAGAAGTATTGCTCAAAACCTTGTATTTCTTTGTCGCTATCTTCGGAATCCACTACTGATGATTTTGAATGGTGGGTTGAGAATGAAAGATTGGGTTTATCCGAGACTTTGTTTACTGACGAGAGTGGTAATACTAGGTCACAGAATACGGATGATTCATTGACACTGTCTAATGCGGACGTTAGTGACCCAACAAAGAATGCTCTTGCTGCGGAGATTGAGAGTAGGGTTGCGGCTGCTTCTTGATCCGTTTTTTGACTACAACAATTAAACATAAGGAATAAGGTATGCCTACATCATTAGTTAAGATCAAAGTTGCTGGGGATGTCATAAAGTATTTTGAGAGTGTTGAACACTCTATGGACGAAGCCGTTCTGGAGAACGGAGGGATCGGGCAGTATACTGATGTCGAAATTGGTGGTAGGCCCGTCCAAGTCTCTGGAGGGGTAGCTACGTTTACCGAGGCAGGTGGAGAAGCATCTGTTACAGGTATTGTCGCAGAACAAGGTATTGTGACTCTTGCGGCTTCGGGACAGACAACTAAGTTATATCCCATCTTGTCTAGAAGTGGTGTGATTTGGGAATCTGGTTTAGCGGCTACCGACCCGCTAGGGGTAGCGCTTACTATCGCTACTATCGTTACTGCACTTGCAGCCGTAGGGATTGTTTCTCGACCCGGTAAGAGCGCCTTTAGTAATGAACAGGTTACATAGTCTGTAGCTTGCGTACTATTCGTTGTTTAACAAACTAACATTTTTAGTTGTACGGAGATTGCACTATGGCTGGTTCAGTTCTTGATGTATTCAACAGTAATGCTTTCGGGATGGTTTCTCTAACTGAGGGAATAGATAAGCTTCCGTATGTCCCAGGTAGGATCGGAGGTATGGGCTTGTTTCGGACAGAGGGTATTTTTAACACTACTGTCAAAATAGAAGAGAGGCGGGGCAAGCTTACCTTAGTTCCTATTGGTGCTAGGGGTGTTATGCCAGAGTACGATACCGCTCGTACTAGAACTGCGAAGCTTTTCGAAGTTCCACATTTACCTAAGAACGATGCTATTATGGCGGATGATGTTGCAAATATTCGTCAGTTCAATTCTCCAGGTAAGATGGAAGCGGTTTCAACTTTGGTTGCCGACAAGCTAGAGCAATTGAAGGCGGACCAAGGGGCTACTTGGGAATGGCACATGGCCAAATGCCTTAGTGGTCAGATTCTTGATGCTGATGGTACGTTGGTCTCTGATTGGTTTACTAAATTCGGTATTACCAAGAAGACTGTTACTATTAGTTTAGGTGACCCAGATTCCCCTAAAATAATCTCAATGGAAGTTCGTAGGCATATTATTGATGCCCTGGGCGGAGAGACTTCTACAGGGGTCCATGCTTTTTGTAATGGTTCTTTTATAGATCAGTTTTCTACTCATACTGGAGTTAAGGAAGCCTTTGCTCGTTGGCAAGATGGTCAATTCTTGCGTGATTCGCAAGCGTATAACTCCGCAAATATCTTTGACATTATGTGGGAAGAATACCGTAACGTTAGATCAGTCGAAACAGGAACTACGGTCACAGATATTCCGTATATTGACCATCCGGATACTCCTGGTGATCCGGTTGCTTACGCATTTCCGATTGGTACCCGGAATGTGTTCAAACGGTATAATGCCCCTGCTCCGTTTATTGAGACGGTGAATACTAAGGGCAGAGACATCTATGTTAAGCAGACACGGGATAAGTGGAATACCCGTGTGGACTTGCATACAAACTCTAACCCCTTGTTCATCACCCAACGCCCTGCTTGCATTGTTGAAGTCTTGATAGGTGCGTAGTCAATGGCTAAGTTTCTTGACACTAATGTCACTGTTGATTTAACGGGGTGGAAGAGATATGAGAAGGCCGTAACGGAAGAGCTGCGCAAAGGAACCTCTGAATTTAAAGAGGTATATACAAAGTGGGCGCAGAAGTATAGGAAATTTCTTTTTGTTCGCTTTAAGAAGTTTTCCAAAGGTGGTGGTAATTGGAGGAAAACATCTAAGGGTACAAGAGATCGAAAAGGAAATATCCTAATACTAAGGGATACCGAAACCCTTCTTCGAGCATTCACTCCCGTGTTTAAGGGACTTCCTGGACAGTTTGAACAGTTTGTACCTAATGGAATAGCTGTAGGTGTTGGTGGTCCGATTAGACACCCATCTAGCCCAATAACAGTAGGCCAGCTTGCCGAGTACCATCATACTGGTGCTGGTAATAACCCGACAAGGAAAGTTATTATATCACCTACGGCTAGTCTTAACAGAGGGTTGGCTGCTGATGTAAAAAAAGCCTTGGACGATATAGCGGATAAAACTGGCGTAAGTAAATGACTAATTTTTATGCCACTAATCCGTTTACTATGGTTTACACAGAGTTGTGGAATATCATAGAGGCGCGGTCTGAGATAAATCAGCTAGTTGTAGTTGGTAACCGAATAAGGTACGATAAGGACAGAGACCCTCATAAGAACAATGTCTCTACTTTCGACCTTCCTGAGATACTGATTGCTCCGGAGGGGATATCGGGTAATCTAAAGGCTACCTCTAATTCCACTAGTATAGCAGTCTCGTACGGTGTTCGTGGTACTACGGGTGATTTTCGCTATACCGAGTTTCTAGCTCAAGTACAGTGGATGCTTTTTGGTACTCTTATAGATTGGCGTAACAATCTTGGTACTCTTCAATGGCAGGGTAGCTCTTTTATTACATTTGTCAACATAGAAAGTGACACTATTGGGGTGAGTGAAATAGATGATGTTCAGAATCAGGTGCGTAAAAGGGGCTGGGCTAACTTAATGCGGTTTGTTGTTGGAATGTCGTTTAGAACATCTGACGTAGCTTTACAATTAGCTAACGAATTACCGTAGGGGCATCTCTATGGGTAATATCATATCTGGAGATTTTGGCGGTCTTGAAAATATCTCTTCGGTACTAGGTTTCTCTATTAGTGAGAGTAGAGAGACAGAATCGTATAGCTCAGCAAATACCAATAGAGCTATGGGGAGAAATAAAGGTGTATTTGGGTTTAGAGGTACTTACTCAGCACTAGGCGCAGTTCCTCAGATGATGCCTAGAGATAAGGTACTTCTTCAAAAATTCTTCCTAGGTCCTGATGACGGGGCGTATAACGCTACCTCTATGAAAGGTACTGTCTATGTTGGAGATATCATAGTTGATAAGGTGGTTATCAGCTGGAACTGGGAAGCCCAGGACCCAATTACGCATACCGTATCATTTTCGGGCGAAGGTCTTCTTACTGCTCTCTATGATATTGATTTTGTTCCGGATACTACAGCAGTCAATGTTAATGATGTTTGTCCAACTAAAGTAGAGATATCCGGTGTATCTGGTTCCGCCTTTTATGGGTTAGAGGATTTAACGTCGGCAGCATTGACATTTACGGCAGCTAATCACCCATACGCAGACGCTAGTACCGGTTGTAATAGGAGGTTTCTGCCTGGAAATATAGATTTTACGCTAGGTATGAGTAGGCAGGAGACTAAGCGGCAGGTCAATCAGCAGAATCCTACTTTTGAATTAGAAATTGAATCGGGGATAGATTACCAGATTCGGATGTATACTGACGATATTGCATTTTGGTTGCTTAAATGGGCTATGATGAAGGATCACACTAACATACAGGGTGACATTCAAGGTTTCCCTAGTCGTATAGTAGGGTTTGATAAGAGTTTTCAGATGCAAGCTAATAATGGTCTTGGTATTGGAGAAATTGTTTTTCCAAATACTAATGTTTGGTGGCCTTGATTGAATATTGAACATTTTACATCACAAATACTTTTGGTAACACACTTGAGGACATACCTATGGGTAATATAATATCTGGAGATTTTGGCAGTGTTGCAGGTATCTCTTCGGTATTAGATTTCTCTATTAGTGAGAATAGGGAGACGAAAACATACAAAGCATCTAATACTGCGGGGGCTACAGGTAGAACTAAAGGTATATTCGGGTTTAGCGGTACTTACTCAGCTCTGGGCGCTATCCCGCAGTTGATGCCCAGGGATAAGGTAGTTGGACAGCAATTCTTCCTAGGCCCTGATGACGGGGTGTATAACGCTACCTCTATGCTTGGTACTGTCTATGTTGGAGATATCATAATTAACCAGGTTGCCATCAATTGGAACTGGGAGACTCAGGACCCAATTACGCATACCGTATCATTTTCAGGTGAAGGTGCTCTTAATCGGACGTATGGCGCTGCTTTCATTCCGGATACTACAGCAGTCAATGTTAACGATGTTTGTCCGACTAAAGTAGAAATAGCAGATGACATACCTACTGCATTTTATGAACTAGAAGACTTAACAACAGCAGTCTTGACGTTTACAGCGGCTAACCAGGAATATGCAAATAGCAATACTAATTGTGCCAAGAAAACTATACCAGGTGGTATAGACTTTACGTTAGGTATGAGTAGACAAGAGACAAAACAACAAGTCAATCAGCAGAATCCTACTTTTGAATTAGAAATTGAATCGGGGATAGATTACCAGATTCGGATGTATACTGATGCAACAGAATTCTGGTTACTTAAGTGGGCTATTATGAAGGATCATACCAATATTAGGGGGGATATTCAAGGCTCACCTAGTGCTCCTGTAGGGTTTGATAAGAGTTTTGAGATGCAAGCTTTTAATAGCGGTGTTATCGGGCAGATTGTTTTTCCGGATACTAATATCTGGTGGCCCTAATATCTAGCTATTGTACATGTCAACAACATTAACACTCTTACACTTTTGGAAACATTCTTATGACTATAGATGTTCGAAGCAACAAGACTATTTCTTTCAAAATTGGTGAATTTGACTTAACTCTTTCTGAGCTCTCTGATGAATCTATTTCTGAGATAGATTCTTTCATACAAGAGAGAATAATCACCATAGCAGATCGGGCTTCTAGAAATTTACCATCTGAGTCTAGAGAACTTATCTTGTCTATAGCTATTCGAGAAGCTTCAGTTGCTTTTTTCCGATCAGAGCTAGGACTTAAACATATCCGGACTGTTGACGGTATGACATTTTTGTTATGTAAATTAGCAAAGAAGAGTCATCCAAACTTGACGCCGGATATGCTTATAGAAGAGATGAGCAAGTCTGAGGTTATTGACGAGATGGTCAAGAAAATGAATCAATTGGTCCCTGCTGATAGTGGGCAGAGTGTGAAGGAGAATGGAGAGAAAGATAGCGTCATAAAAAAAAAGAAGAGAAAAACTTTGAACAAAGAAAAAGATCATACGACCAATTTCTCGACAGTAAGCAAATGATGTATGCATTCCTTGCTTCTAGTTGTGGTTGGACATTTGGTCAAATACGAGAGATGACTCCGAGGGAGCAAGGGGTGGTGATAGATAAGATGTTGGTGATAGAGAAACAAAAACAAAAGAGTATGGGCCTTGTTTCGGATAAATGGGTTGCTAGAAGATAGGTGTAGTTGTGGCAGGAATCGGCATAGGTACTAGCGTAGTTATTCATTTATTGGCTGAGAATGAAGAACTAGTGCAGTCTTTAAAAGAGTCTGAGAGCGGTATTCTTAGATTTGCTGGTTTTGCGTTGGACCACCTTACACTTACTGTAGGTGAGGTTACAGATGCTATCAATGGACTTATAAGTACCTTTCAGCGCCTATTTGCTCAATATGATAAACAGATACAAGCAGAGGTGCAGCTAGAGTCAGTTCTCAGAGCTACAGGTAACGCTTCGGGCTTTACTGCGAGACAATTGAAGGAACAGGCTAAAGAATTACAGGATATTATATCTGTATCTGATGAAGTGATATTGAAAGTCCAGGGTGTGCTCTCTACTTTTAATAGGATTGAGGGAACAAACTTTCAGAGAGTTACAAAAGCTGCGTTTGATATGGCTGCCGTCCTTGATACAGATGTAGTTAGCTCTGCTATTCGTCTAGGCAAAGCGTTACAGCAGCCTATAAAGGGTATTGAGAGGTTGGAGAGAGTTGGTCTTGAACTTACAGAGGCACAAAAGAAGTTAGTTGAGGGGTTCATAGCGATAGGGGAAACTTCGAAGGCTGCCGAAGTTATACTTGGGTCTATAGAAGAACGGTTCAAAGGTGTAGCAGAGGCTCAAGCTAAGACGCTAGGTGGACAGCTTAATTCATTAGTTATTAGGTTGAAGAATCTAAATGAGCAACTTTTCAAAGCATTAGCACCATTTGCTAAGATTGTTGTTGCTGTTATACGCCCTATTCTTAGTATAGTAGAAATACTGGCTAATGCGTTGCTCCCTATTTTAGAATCTATAGGACTAATAATTACAACGATATTCGTTACATTATTTGGCTCTAAAGAGGCGTTTAACGATATCGTACAGGAGTGGGTTAAGTTTCTTGAATTGACGGAGAGAGGGGCTACAGGTAGGCTTAACAGAGAGAAAGATATAACTGAAGAGCTAGGGAAACAATTGCAGTTGACTACTTCTTTAGAACAGTTTGCTTTTGATATTGAGAAGGCGGCAGAGACAAGAAGAATTAAGGAATTGAAAGAGAAAGAGGGTGGTGAAGAGGATAAGAATAAAGAGTTGGTTGACGCTATGGGTGGTTTAGAGGATGCTACTCGTGAGAGGATTAGACAAGCTGAAGAGGCCAAATTAAGAGAGGAGCGAGAAGCTGACAGGAGGACACTACGTGGTATGGTTCTTATGACTTAATCGTGTTGGTGGATTACAATGGGTTTCTATTCGAAATTACCGAATGTGTCGGAAGAAGAGGGGTCCCCGCGCGAGGAATTTGATAGTGTACAGGGGGTACTTACTGCCAGTGTTCGTCTCAGAACACCATGGAGTCAAAGACTAGATGTAGCTAGTGACATACTGGATAATCGACGGAAATGGCCGGATGGAAGAGGGAAAACACCTCCGGTAGCTTTTGCTATAGGCATAGCCCCCGAGGGATGTGTAGCCGTTCTGACTAATGAGAAGATTGTCTATAACCATGCTATACTTACTGTTAGGTATAGTAACTCTCCCCTTACAGGACTAATTCGCGAAGAGGTAAGACCGAATTCTGAGTTTATCAAGCTTTCAGAACAGGGTATATACTGGAATAGCGCTGCTAATGATCTAGAAGACCCGCCGGCTGAGGGGGATAAGGTATCTACTGCTGAGGCACCCGGGTTCTATAGAACTGGGTACGTTATTATAAGGACCCTAAATGAGATACCGTTGCCTCTTGATAAAGACTTTTTTCTTTTCATAGGTACAGTGAACAAAGATGTATTTGTGTTACCTGTAATTCAGGGTATTGCCGCTCCTGAAACTTTGTTATATTCTGACCCTACTATTGATATACAGTATAAGGCCGATGGAACCAAAACAGCAAAAGTAGTACAAAGGTTGATCTTTAGGCTAGGGGGTTGGAACAGGTATTGGCGGACAGTGGACGATAATTATACTCAGATGGTGAAGACTAAGGCAGGTGTTGTGACGGTGGTTAGAAGCTACCCCACTAGTGATTGGGCCAAAACTAAGATATTTCGTACACCTTAGATAACTTAACACTGCTATGGCAATACCACCTTCCGAAATACGAGAATACGCTAGAGGAGACTTGGAGCTCAGGCATGAGGACTTAAATGCCTATAGAGCTAACGCGCAGAAACAGATAACTGTAGACGCTGGCCATGTCAGCGATGTTGGCATATATCAAAATACTCAGATATATGTAGACCCCGAACCGATAATCGTAGTACCTGAGGAAGATTATCCCCCATTTAGTGTGTTCGGGGTAAGGAGCGGACTAGGGAATGATCTTTTAGACCCTCTGCCTATGGCTGCTGCTAGGTTGGGATCACTTAGTAATACCGGTGACGGTTCTTTACTAACTGCTTACACCAATGGACAAATAAGTATAGATGCTAATAAACAGGGGTATGCTTATCCTATAGTTCCGGGTCGTAGGTATTTTTGTTCTCTTGTGGGGCTCGCCCCTAAGATAGGGTATCCGTGCGGTATTGATAGTAATACCTTGTCGGTGCGTGATGATAATTCCGGGTTTGTATGTTACTCAGCTCAGGATACTAAGTTAGGCGTTACTGGTATATGGGTTACTCTTGCACAAGTGGGCGGCCTAATAGGAAAGGTAGAGCAAGATTTAACAGGGTATGACACTATAAATGATATATTAGGGCAGGGCATAGTAAGGGTTCAGTTGGATGCGGGTGGTCTTATTGATGCTGCTGATCCTAATGGTGTCTCTTCGTTTTTTGATCTAGACCCAGTCTATAATATTTCTCCACAAGTAATTCGTAAGGATACCATTGTTGCGCTTCATTCTTATAGCGCAGTTGGTATGGTGGCGATACCTGTTGGGATGCAGGTTGGTTTTATAGGTTGGGTCATACTGGAGATACCGGCAGGCACACCAACCGTAGACCCAGGGGGTACGGCTGGGTTCACGGCTAGTCCTAATATTCGATTACAGAGGTTAGACAACACGATAACTTTTGTAGATATACTAGACTCGGATGGTCTTCCTGTGGAAATTATCGCGTATAATCATTGCGGCGTACCTGTTGTTATAGATCAGCGTATACAGGGTAAGTACATCAACGGTCTACCGTATATAGACGTTGTCTGTTGTCCTCCGTAACGAATAGTATATTCTATGGTTCAATTACCCTGGTCCAACAATACCTCTCCATGTAATCCTTGCTGTGTAGAGGATGATAGTTGTAAAGACCACTATCCGTGTTGTATTAGGAATCTTATTGTACAGGCTGACTTCTTTGTTGCTGAGTCTGGAGCAGGTCCCCTTACCGGTGCTGTCATTAAACGTATGACGATTGAGAATCTCTGTAATTCTCAAGAGAGCGTAGACTGGAGTACATTTAATGACATAACTAATACTATAGGACAGGTACAGGTAAACTTCCCTGGTGGATTCGCTATGCAGGGATGTCTGTATGGAATAGATATACCCTTAGAGGATGCGTTTTGTCCTTGCGACCCCGCGTTTCCTGGTAATCCAAATTTCAGAGTTAGAATTACTGTTTGTAATAATAATCTTCCCGGATCAGCGAATATCGACATAGAGTTACGCCAACCTTCATTTGCTCTGGAGTACGAATTTGGTTTCGAGCCAGCATGTCCGTTCCCTCTTTTGACCGCCAGTACAGAAAACGCTACTAGTATACCTCCAGGCGGTACTTACGAATTCGTAATAGACTTTGGACCTATAGTGGCGGGGTGTAAAGAACAATGCGCAACAACTAATTACACTTGTACACCTCCCTTACCGGCACCATGTGGTGCGATAATAACTAGTGATCCGAACTATTTAAATGACGGTTATAGCACAACGTGCTTACGTCCCCTAGCCTGCTCGACTGACATACCGGGTGGCCTACCTGGAGGGTTTACAGGGATTAGTGGTTGTGTAGACCTGGCATGTCCGCCGTGTGGTTGTGTACTCGATATACCGTCCGGTGCTTGCACTTGTATGTGTGGCGGGCAAGAGGCAATGAATGCTTGTGCGGCCCCTAAGTCTCGGATATCTGGTGCTAGTGAATTATTTGGTGCCCTTTCTGTATGTGTTGATGTAGCTAACAACAAAGGTGTGGCTAGTAAGGGACGGCCTTTTGTAGAATGCCGAGACGATAATTGTAGGTTAATAGCTACACTGTACTACCCTAGTTCCGAGCCCGGGTTTGAAACATTCGTATGGGCTTACGATAGGTTAGCGGACTTGCCTATTGTTGGAGGTAGCGCTCAGATAAATATAACGTTCCCAGATAATGCTCCTGCAATACCAATAAGCTGTAAAGGAATGGATATATCCTGGAACGCTCCTGATGAGGGTCCAGTTTTCATGGAGGTTAACGGTATTCCCCAGGACCCGGGGAATACAATCTCTGAGCTAGGGACACCAAACGGGGGTACGTGATACGTCTTAGCAAGGGACGGAGGTGCCGTCTTCTCACTCGCATCCGGTGGCGGTAATATGTTCTTTGACGATGATGCTGATATGCTGTTTAACGATGATGCTGTTATGGAGTTTTAGTCATTGTCAAAAGACATAATAACTTGTGAATTCATACAAGTAGATGAGTACCATGTTAAGTGTTCGGCATGTGGTAAGTCGTTATCAGGCACACCGGAGAAATACAAAGGAATGTATCCTTGTTCAGCAAAAGGTATCGGAACAGACTTTGCCAACATGATGGATTGGTGGGCTAACGTTCTACGGATAGAATACACCAAGTGCAATAGCTGCATCAGTCTAGAGAAACTAATGAATCAGAATGGCGCTGAATGGGTTAAGACTCATCACGATGCTATTGTAGAGGCTGTACATAATAATGGTGTTCAGCAAGGACTGAAGATACCTAAATTGGGTATTAGTAGAATACTAAGAAAAGCAGAAAGAGCGACAGATGGCACGTAGGGCGCAATTTCCGACTATAGCGCAAATGAAAATCTATACCACCCATATTGATGGGGATAAGATATTCATTAGTGGAGAGCATGACACATTTCGTTATGATTCTGGTGTCACTGTATTTGATGAGGTGGTTAACTACGAAGCTGTAGGTATGGGGATTGGGGCCTATGTTCGGCAGTTCGATACCCTTAACAAACTAAGCAGCTATCCAGACTTCGCAACGGCATTATCTATTATCGGCACGGATGGTGAACTCTACATAGATGTCGATGAGACTCTGTCGGTATCACCCTACATATCCACTATCGGTATAACTCTTATCGGTGCTGGTGGTGCCTTATCCGTACCCGTAGGTGGGTCTTTAAGTGTAAGGGGGACGGTAAGGTCTAATGTAAAGCTTTTTGACCATATAGACCACACTAATCGGGGTACTTTAGAAATTGTCCAGCCAATTATAAATGTACGTTGGTTTGGTGCTTTGAATGCTAGTGAGTCCGGTGGTAGTAGACTAGCTAATAGAAATGCTATCGAAAGTGCGTATCTAGCTGGAAGAAAAGCCAGTGGTGCCCAAAGAGGAGGGACTTTATATTTCCCGGGTCCCGCAGAATTTGATACGGAAAAGATCGACCTTAGTACATTAACAGGTGGTGGACAGAGGAACATCCTAGGAGATGGACAAAGGGCTAGTGGACTTCGTGCTGGTGTTGGAGAGAATACTGGACTGTTACTAGCTACTGGTTCGTTTCCTTTGTTTAATGGCTCGATAAAGGGAATGAGTTTCTCGGGATTACGTGCGTTTAATACTACTATTGATCCTGTTGTGTACGCTGATAGTTACAATTTTGTAATATCTGATTGTCATATCGAAGAGGGTAGTTCTAATGGTTTAGAGGTCGCATCCTCCGGACAAATTAGACTAGAACAAATTGACAGTGAAAAACATAACGGATGGGGGTTCTATCTGCATGGTGCCGTATCGGTTACCCTGGATAGTTGTGGAACGGATCAATGTGACACTGGGGGATTGCTTATCGAGTATGATGATAGTGTATCTGTAAATAGAAATAAGTTTGGCGCAATAATAGTAAATAATTTTTATGCGGAAGCTACACCTATTGCTGTTAAACTTGCTGGGGTTGGAAATACTCTCATAGATGGGATAACGTCTGCGGGTGATAATACAACTGAAGTTATAAGGCTCGCAAACTTCACTGACTCTGGAGGAATAGTCCGGAATGCCGAGGGGAACATTGTTTATATTCGTGGCCTAATAGGTAATAATCAGAAAATTGTTATTGAAAAAGGGTGTACGAACAATGTTATATACATGCCTACGCATGAATCTCTTAATGTCGTAATTGAAGATTCAAACGACCCTGGACTAAATAAGATCATTCCGTTTGGTGGACAAATGGCGGGTGCTCGCGATTTGCCTCCAGTAACAGAAAAGAATTATGCCAACGTAATACAAGATTCTATATGGCTAACGAATCCACAAGCACTCGATCAGGTTAGTGGTACACAAACAGAGTCTTTTGTTGATAGTTTTATAGTACATCCGGCCAGCGCGCACGTTGTTGCACAATCTAAGTCAGTAAGTTTATCGTGGATTGATTCCGCCGCTGTTCCGCCAGTAAACAATAGATTGAGGGTTCGGAAAACAACGATGCCGGCTGCTAAATATTGGATCAATTTTCTTGTGTGGGCTGATTATGCAATTTATGTCCGTGCGCAGTTGCAACGGGCTGACGGTCGGTATCTCGACTGGGTGACGTCAACCTTTCTCACAGCGCCAGGTGATGCACAGCAGTTCACAATACAAATCGAAGGCGGCAAACCGCAGTGGATATCGTTGCCGTTCACGCTGCCATCGATAGAGACATTGATTTGTGATTTGCAGTTCCAGACAGCGTACAACGGTAATCGTATACGTTGTCAATACTTCGCGATGGTGGACCAGCCTGATGCCGGCCTAATATATCAGAACAACCTAGGCATAATCCAAGGTGCGAATGACCATTTTGAATCAACTACAGCTAACCTACCACCAGCTAATGAGGTCCCGATAGGTACGAAGATATGGGACCTAGATGTAAAGAAACCTGTTTGGAGCGATGGAACTAACTGGGTAAATTGGGCCACCAACAAGGTCAATATAATTAATACGGATAGCCCGTATCAGGCTAAAGTGGATGACTGGATACTGGCTGATCCGACCGCGGGCGACATAACTGTCTACACACCTATAGGCATTTCTGTAGGGGATAAGTTCTCTGTTAAGAAGACCAATCCCTTATCTGCTAACAAGGTAGACATAGATGCCCTTACTAGCGGGAGTCAGATAGAGGCGTTTTTATCCCGTAAGATACAGGATGTTACGACTATACGTCAAGGGGGTGAGATAAGAGAGCATATTTACGACGGTGCTAACTGGTTGTTACAATCTACAGCCTTAACGGGCCCTTACTCCGAGGTATGGACTGGGACACCGATTGTTAGTGTACCGTCAGGGGGTACGTCTATGTTGTGGACATTCTCCCCACTGTATACAGGACAAGTACCAACCTTAGTATCTTATGCTGCCGGTGTCTTTACATGGAATTTTGACATTGGTACAAGTGTACAGCTTGATGTATTGTGGCGGTTCATAATGAGTGCTAATAATCAGGATGCAAGAGGATCAATAATTGAACTTTCAACGGGTACTGGGTTGAGAATCTTTGTCCCAATATTCTCTAGCTTTACTCATACAAGAACAGGGACATTCAGAGATAGTAAACCTACAAGGGGCTACTGGAGTCCGAACATTGGGGACACACTAACATTTAATATATCAAGTGATGCAGGCCAGAATGGTCAAACCGATCTAGAGGAAGCTTTGTTAGTATTTACAGCAGATAACTAGCTAGTTAACTATCACACCACAATAGGAGAAATGTCATGGGTCTACACAGCAAGCGTAAGGATGATGTTGGTAAGAAGATTTCCGAATTAAAGAAAGAAGGTATACCTCAAAAGCAGGCGGTAGCGAAGGCTATCAATATGGTGGGAAAGAAGAAGAACAAGAAGAAAAAGTCATTCCTAGATTTCTTACCTAAGAAGTAGCAACCAACTTTTTAAGTGTTCGAGAGCCTCAGTCTTAATTTATACTTACCCCCCGATAGGGGGTTCCCGGACACTTGGGCTCGCGTATAATGGAGGGATACCGCGTCGGACCTGAACTGAAGTCGGGTCCGGCGACACACCCGACGGCCACAACGCCGATACAACGCCGATACAACGCCATACAACGCTGCTACACACGATCCATAGTACCGCTCGTCTGATTAGACCCCTACTGTTATACTACGCCCAAATTCGCCCCAGTGAATCGAGCCCTCTCCGTCCGCCAAGGGACCCCCATCTGGGGCGATTTGAACTGAGTCAAGGGGGTACATACTAAGTGGGTCTTATAAACAAGGTACAAAAAATGAAACAGTATCTCGACTTGCTCAATCAATGCTACAACGGACGAAGAAAACATCCTTCGCGTGCTAGTAGCGGGCAGACAACAAACTCTACTACAGGGTGCGCTAATCTTCACTTTTCTCATGACTTGCAAAATGGCTTCCCCTTGTTAACAACACGCAAAGTCGCATGGAAAGGACTTATCGGAGAATTGCGATCATTTCTGAACGGCGATTCCAATGAAAAAGATTTCGCGGGAAATGGTTGCAACTTCTGGAAGCCTTGGGCGAGAGATAATGGTGACCTGGGCCCGATATATGGCGTGCAATGGAACCGACATGGCCAACTTGACCATGTTTTGGATTGTTTAAGGAACCGGCCAACAGACAGACGAATGGTTGTTTCCGCATGGCGACCAGACGAACACCAAGACATGGTGTTACCGCCGTGTCATGTTATGTGGGCCGTAACTATGTATCATAATCGTTTGTCACTAGCATGGATGCAACGCAGTTGTGATTTCCCGATCGGCGTCCCGTACAACATTGCGTCGTATGCATTACTTACGCACGTTCTGGCCGCGTGGGCTGAAATGGAAGTCGGTACGATAGATTGCATATTTTGTGATGCCCATGTGTATGACAACCAAAAAGAGGGTGTTGTTGAGCAACTATTGCGTGTGCCGACATCACTGCCCGAAATCCACGTTGGATTTCGGGATCCAGGCAACTTTTTCTCATGGGATGTTGAATTGTGCGACTATGACCCGCAGCCGGCTATCAACTTTGGAAAGGTAGAGGTATAGACCACAAGACCACAAGACCACAAGACCCTACAGGATACACCCACAATGCTCTGCTCTACCGACCAAACCAAGAGACTACTTAAGCCCATCGGTCTTGGTGACAACGACCACATATCATTGTCTCTAGACAATAAGGGTAAGGTATTCCAAGCTAGACTGTATACCCCCGGCGAAAACGGGAACAAGCCCACCTTCCCTAGCTATAGGTCGCACAAAGCAATAGCTAGAATTCCAGAGAGGAAGGCGCTAACAAGTAAAGACGGCGTCTCCCGGTATCACCTAGGTATTACTGACTATACTGTTGAATTAGTACAAGCTAACTTCAAAGACCGTATATTCTTTAGGGATGAAGAGACTAGGGTAGTCTTTATGAACATCCTATTGAGGTCTTATAATTACGATCAAATAGCTAAGAGGACCGCTAAGTATTTCGAGAGCAAGACTGTACCTGGAAACAATCTAAAAATAGCCGATGGCTTCGAGATGACTTGTTATCAGCAAGTCGCTGCAATCAATTCTGCTTTGTCCGACGGGTACGGTCTATTCTTTAAGCAAGGTTGTGGCAAGACTCTGGTGGCTATCTCTTTAATATCTAGCTTTGCTAAGTATGTCAAAGAGAAAACCGGGTACATGCACCGGTCTCTCATTATATGTCCCAACAACGTTAGGCTGAATTGGAAGAAAGAAATAGAGAGATTCTGTGATTGTTCTGTTAAAGCCACTATAATTGAGGGTAGCTTAGAGGGGCGTATTAGGGCATTGATAAGAGCCTTCCATGATAATGGCCATGACGCAACAGTATGTATTATAGGTTATGATACGATACCGGTGTTCTGGACACAGTTACAATGCATTGACTGGAATATAGGCGTCTTAGATGAGAGTCAATACATAAAGAGTCATTTAACCACAAGGTGGCAGTATATTGAGAAGTTACGGGATAAGTGCGAAAAGAGGTTAGCTCTAACGGGCACCCCGATAGCCAATACGTTGTTGGACCTGTACACCCAGTTTGAATGGATCGGCAAAGGGTGTAGCGGGTTCACTAGCTTTTCAGCATTCAAAGACTTTCATGCGGTGTTTGATGATGACTTCCGGAACAACGGTAGCCACTCGGACGGGATACAGAAACTAGTTGGGTTTCAAAACGTACCCTTCTTACAAGAGAGATTGGCTAGGCACTCGTTCATTATAACTCTAGAGCAAGCGCTGCCAGACTTGCCAGAGAGAACGTTTGACATCATTGAATCAACGATGACTAAGGAGCAAGAGGACGTCTATAAGCAACTAGCTAGTCAACTAATAGTGGAGATCGAAGGTAGTGATTTCACTAACACCTTAACAACCAACCATATCTTAACTAAACTCCTAAGACTATCCGAGATAACAGCAGGGTATGCTAAATGGGATGGTCGAGTATGTGAAGAGACGGGTAGGGTGTTATCGACTATTACGAAGTTCTTTGATCCAATACCGAAACTCGAAACATTAGTTGAGATACTAAAGGAAAAGGGTCCTGATGAAAAGACACTTGTATGGTCCAGCTTTATTGCTCCCATCAAAAAGATTAGTGAACGACTGACCATAGAGGGTATAGACCATGTTACCTTCTATGGCGCTACTAGCTCAAAGAAACGACAAGAGGCAGAGGAACGGTTTAATGGTGACCCGAAATGCAAAGTGTGGGTAGGCAATCCGGCAGCAGGCGGTGTCGGTCTTAACCTGGTGGGTTACGACTGGTGGAATGGTGACGATGCAAAACTAAACACTAATACAACACAAGCCATATATTATTGCACAAACTGGTCAAGTCTAGATAGAGACCAGTCTAGCTTCCGACCGCATAGAAAGGGAACTAGAGTGCCAGTTAGGACTACAGATATAGTGGTTCCTAACAGTATAGACGAACACATTAGATTAGTTGTTGTCGAAAAACAAATAGCAGCGATGGAACTATCTGATCTAAGAAGTGTTCTCAAAAGCGTTCTTAACATGGATATTTAGTATGATAGATGCACCAAAATGTTTCGTAGTTACCAATGTCTATGGCATAGATATTACACCGGCATCCGAGTTTGGTGTAATTAAGTATCTGTTCAAGGACCTCAAGGACACTGAGATATTCACTAGTGACTTTGAAAATAGATGTACAGAGTCTTTAAGGAATAACATGTACGACTACGAAAAGGACTTTATCATTCTCGCTGGAAATACTACAGCTAACTGTAGACTCACGTCAGCGTTGCTATCCGAGTACGAATCATTCTATACCTTGTCGTGGGATAGGGTGGATAACAAATACGTACAGCTACGAGTAGGGGCTAAAGTACTTGCTGACTTAAACTAGAGAAAGTTTTGGGACAAGAAAATGAGACTTCTACTACTGTTGTTGCTGATGCTGATGCTGATGACACCCGGCACATGCTACGGTCAAAAAGATTCGGATAAACTCAGATACCTCTTCTCTGGCAGTACAGAGACTTATAATGTAAGGTACTACCAAGGTATTCTTCTTGGCAAGCGTATAGCGGTATACAAGAAGAGCGACAAACATTATCTAAAACTTGATGAGTGCAAAGAAAGAGAATGGGCATTGCAAAAGACCAAGGCGACTCTGTATAAGATTCGTCCTCCAAAGGATGTACCGACATCATGGAGACAGAATCCCTTATTAGTTGTTCTCAAGAAGCCGAACGGTAAACGTATGACAGTTAAGTGGACGGAACTAAGTCGACGAGACCGTAAATACATCGTGACAGAAGTACACAAAATAATACTGAGGGTATCCAAATGAGAATTCTATTGTTGCTGTTGATGTTAGCATTACAGAGCACATGCTATGGTCAGCATATCGTAAGGCCGCCGGTAAAGACTCAAAAGCAATTGCTTGCTGAGTATAATCAGATGATGGAACGAGCCAGTGTGCGAGCACGACGTAGGGAGGAGCAGAGAGAACTTAGGTACAATAGCGGGCCTTTTATGCATATGGAAGATATGCCCCTTGCTAGATGGAATAAGCAAATGGTTATGTCTTTTCTTATAGAGGACGTTATACAATCCAATACAAAGTGGTCCGGAAAAAACTATATGACACTAGAGGGGTGCAAAGAGAAAGAGTGGGGGGAGAACAAAACCAGAGCAACGCCTTATAGGGTTGGTTTTGCTAAGGGCGCTAAGACATTTGGAGAGGGTATCTTAGTTGTTTTTAAAAAGCCCAACGGGAAGTTTTTAGTGGTCAAATGGGAAAATCTAAATCTCCATGATCGCAAGTGTATTGAAGGCGAAATAAGGACAACAAGGAGAATCGCACTAAAATGAGAATTCTAGTAACACTAATAATGCTATTAGTCGTAGCAGGCGCACACGCATCACCAGTGAAGTACAACTTTACTGGAATTGTCGCAGGAACTTTCAACGATACAGGTTGGCCAGATAACGTAATACTACACGCCAAAAGGGGGGAGGATGTGTCCGGGTGGTTCTCCATTGATTCTATAACTGGCGACCCCCTGGGATTTGGGGCTACAATAGGGGATGATACAATCACCCATGTAGGTAACGGAGAGACAGCTCTTTTTATAGCTAATGATTACATAGACTGTTGTCCACCCCCATCGACGACGTACGATAGTATCCAAGTCGGGTTATGGAACCTAGTATCATCAGGTGAGCCCGAGAATACATTCTCAACATATTTATCTATTTTTGATAGAAAGGATGCTAATATCGTATGGGATGACTCTTTGATCTACCTGCAAGACCTGCCACTGGTGACAGGGGATTTCTCAGAGGACGGGGTTACTAGGTTAACTTTGAAGAGCGACATTTACAAACCGGACTGGGCAACAAGACCTACGATTGCTATCGACCTGGATAGTTTAGACCTAGACTATGCCACGGGAGATGCTAATAGAGATGGCATTGTGGATGCTATCGATTTGAATATTTTAGGGACTAATTGGCAGAAACATGGTGGATGGGATCAGGGAGACTTTACGAGAGATGGATTTGTTAGTATCGCGGATCTACATGCGTTAGCTGTTAACTGGAGGGGCGGAGCTATACATAGACCAGTCTCAGCGGCGACAGCTATACCTGAACCAAACACTATTATGCTAATGATTATAGGGGGGCTGTTGGCATGGATAAAAATTGGAAGGCGATGATAAAGGTTCTCCGACAACAGGAAGGCACGCTAGAGATTAAGTATCAGCATAAGTACGATTCTATTAGCATTGTGCTAAGGGAAGGGGATATGTGCTTAATTAAATGTGTGCACATTAAAGATTTAACATCCGCTAAAGATACCCTAATATCTAATGCGGTTGGGATGATGGCATCACAAGCATCACGTTAAACATAAGAACAAGAGGACACTATGCACACATCAGCTAAACTCCTGTATATACAAGCAAGGAAGTCTCATAGAGAAATCTATGAGCAATTGATAAAGCTTAAAGAGGACGTAGCCACGGAGGTGAGTGAAACAGAACTAGCCGATGTAGCGTTTGCCCTAGAGAGATCAATTAGGTACCTAGAGGATATCAGAAAGGAATTATCTAAAACTAATTCACATATTAAAACTATGGCTTGTTTAAAGTGGACAGAGAATCAAGCGACTACCATGGACGGGCAGCCAATACGGACAGCGTATTGTACAGCTACACCTGAGGTAAAGATGTATGCTCCATTTCCCATCAAAAAGGATAAAGATGGGTGGGATGAGTTAATGAAGTGGCTAGGTATTCCGAAAGAGATATCCGACAAAGAGATAGTCCGTCCGCATTATCCAGCTATGTTGGAGCTATGTACAGAGCTATCCAGAGAGGGTAAACCACTACCCCCTGGGGTCGATCCATCGAAGAAAAAGGCTCAGTATGATTTGAAGATGCGTAAGACCAAAACGGAGATAGCATAATGTCGTGTGACAAAAGAATAACTGCTGCCCAAAGTCTAGACCCGTTTGATACTATCCATAACATATTGGATATGAATGGTCCGCTATTCGAAACATTAAAAGAGTCTAGTTATCCTAGATGTATGGACGAGGCCGAGTGTATATTAGTTAAGTCTCACTCTACGGACTGGGTTGGTTGGATAGAGATTCGTAAAATCAATATCCAACCTTATTATAGAACACCCTGTACATCTGCTATCCTAAAGTACCTAGGTGTTAATGAGTGGTCCGAGTCTCGATACTTAGAGGACTGTACAGAGATTCTAAAGAAGCAAGGATGGGTAGTGACACAAGAGAATATTATATCTTACACAGTTGGTTCATTACGAAAGGAGATAAAAGCTAACAGACTATGTAGTAAGGCGATATACTTTATGGTTATTATGTCCGGGCATGTTTTACTACTAGACAGTCATGGTGATACATGCTGCGACACCGCACCTGTTTCAAAAGATAGGCGACATGTTTACAATGTCTATTCAATTACGAGTAAAGAGAGAGAATCGTTTTCCAGTAACCTATCCTATGCCATGAGTAAAATCAAATGACCTCCCCGCAAAACCAAATTGCTGCCAGCATACTTAACGTTGTCTCTAAAACTGCGGCCCCTAACCCCAACATCAACAAAGAGGAACAAATGGCGAATTCAGAGAACCTACCTGCCGTACAAAACAATAACGACCTTCCGGAGTACCTACAGCTCTACTTAGCGGATCAGAAGGCGCCTCTAGCCACCGGCCTAGAGGAAGCTAGGCAATTCACAACAGCACAATACATCAAGATTGTGCAATCGTCTAGTACAGATTTATTGAAAGAACGTTCAATAGGGGATATGATACTGACCCCAGACGACGACCTGATTGCGCCTGTCATTTTGGATACGGAGGGTAAACCAACAACAGAATCTCAAAGAATACCTTTTACACCGATAAGTTTCTTTGTGGAGTGGATTATTCGGAATCCACTAAACGTAGAGCCGTTTGTAAGAGAAAGAAGTAGAGACCCTAGTAGTGAGATTGCTAGTAGGGCTAGAAGTTTCGATAAGAGTATTAACACTCTACCCTATCCTGAAGAGCCCGACAACAGGGAAAAGAGTATTCGATACTGCGAGACTCTTAACTATATCTCTTTCTTGCACTTAGAGGGGTTTAATTCAGTACCTGTTATAGTTTCCTTTTCGGTAGGAAGTTATAAAAACGGTTCAGCCTTTGGGGCTTTAGCCGGTCTAAGAAAAGCCCCAATGTATTGTTGTATCTTTGAGCTATACTCAAAGTATACTGTGGCGAAGAAAGGTGATTACTATTCTTTAACCGCAGATAACCCGCGACAAGGGCCAAGTTATGTCGAGCAAGGGGACTTGCAAAGGAATACTGATTTGTTTAAGGGGTACCTAGAGACCAACAAGTTGATTAGGGACCAGGAGATAGGAAATGGTGCCCCTGTCATTACTGACAATGTGATTGAGGCGGCAAATACCCTTTTGACACCTGAATCACCTGCCCGTACAGCCCCTGTACATATACCGGCGCCTGTACATGTTCCTGCTCCTGCTCCCGTACCTACACGGCAAAGTGACCATATACCTTTCTAGAACTTGTGATGGGGCAGTGGGCATGAGTCAGTCCCCCTAGCTGCGGCGCTAGGTTGAGGTGGCATACCCAGTCCATCTGTCGCCTCTTGCTGTCCTATCTTTTTGTTACTTATCGCCGTGACATAGAGCAGTAGGCTCGTGGTTGGGCCTTCCGGCACACCAATAAGTTATATGGTGGACTGGGTCGAAGTAGCACTCATGATATGTTGCTTCTTGCTGCTCTATTTTTTGTTATTATCTGCTATCGGTAATTTCATTAGATTGTCAGGAAGTACAGCGCAATGTCTTTGCCGGTAGGGGATATACTTAAAGACTATGGATTTAACACATTTCCCACTGACGCAAATAACATAAAATGTCTATGCCCTTTTCACAAAGACACTAATCCTAGCTGTAGTGTGGAGGTTAATACAGGTGTTTGGAAGTGTTTTGTCTGTGATGCAAAAGGGTCGATATACAACTTGTTAGCACGGAAGGCCAATAAGACAGAATTAGATATCCGCAATGACTTGTCACTAAGGTTCGGAGTCTCTAATGATAAGTCAGCAGACATAAAGGCCATTGAAAGGTACTGTAGAGCATTACTTAAGAACGAATGGCTACAGAACCAGTTATTCTATCGTGGTTTAACACCAGAGCTATTAGTTTACTATAGGCTGGGTGCTGACAGAGATAGAGTAACGATACCGATAAAGAACGTAGCTGGGTACTATGTCAATATACGGAGATATAAGCCAGACGCACAATACAACAAGTTTATCTCTCAGAAAGGACGCGGAGAGAATCGCCTATACCCAATAGAGCAGTTATCTTTCGATACAATAGTTCTCTGTGGTGGAGAGCTAAAAGCTATTGTCGCTGCCTATTATCTTAACCTACATGGCATAGGGGCCATATCAGGTACCAGCGGGGAATCCAACCTATCTATACCTCTTGCTGAGCAGTTCCACGGTAAGACAGTGTACGTGTGTATGGATATCGACCAAGCAGGTATAATTGCCGCTGAGAAGATAGCCGGTATTCTAGTGAGGTACGCCAAGAAGGTACATATCACCTCTCTGCCTCTTGACGTAAAGGAATTACCCAGGGGCGATATCAATGACTACGTTAGGCTAAATAGGTCCGACGATAATTCATTTCTATACAAGGCGATATTCGAGAATTCTGTTGCACATACTCTTAAGAAAATAGAGCCACACAAGCAAAATGGAGAAGTACCAAAAGATGTGGGTTTATTTAATGCAATCGAAGGTGATAATGTGGGCAGCAGAGTACGACTAAAGGGCAGAGTTGCAGCTATACTAGATCAGCCATACGAGATACCAAAAGTAATAACAGTAAGTTGTGACCGGTCTCAATTATTTTGTAGCTACTGCCCAGTGTTCCACTCTAAAGACGATCAAGAATATACAATACCTGAAGAGTCAAAGTCTATTATCTCTATGTGTGATGCGCATGAGGTTGTACAGCATGTAGAATTGAAAGTGGCTGTGGGTATACCAAAGAAGTGCAAGGTGTGTACCTTTAAAATATTATCACACTACTCGATTCAAGAAGCCAGAATCAGTAATGTGTTATCAATGACTGAGAGAGATAACGTAGCTGGTATGCAGACAGCGTATTGCGTCGGTAATAACCTAGAGCCAAACTGTGAGTATACATTCACTGGCAGAAACTTCGCCCATGCTAAAACACAAACAGCAAGCTTTATATTCTCACAGTACGACCCTTTGGAGGATGAGTTATCTTCATACAAAGGTAAGAGAATAAAAGACCTAAAAGAATTCCAGCCAGAAGAATGGACAGTCAAGAGCATAAGAGATAAGCTATCTTGTATCTATGATGATCTAGAAGCCAATGTAACGTACATCTACGAACGTAGAAGAATACATCTAGCTGTTGATCTAGCTTATCATTCACCTCTTCAATTTGTTCTAGACGATGAATTACAAAAGGGATGGGTTGAAGTGCTAATAATTGGTGACTCGTCTATAGGTAAGACCAAGACAGCAAACAATCTAAAGGAGCATTACGGGGTAGGCAAACGAACATCTTGTAAGGGAGCGACATTAGCCGGATTGCTGGGTGGATTAGCTTCCATCAGTAACAGGTGGTTCGTTACCTGGGGCATCATCCCGACCTATGACAAACAGCTAGTTATTCTAGAGGAGCTATCCGGCATAACTAGAGGCGCCTTCCAGGGTATGACGGACATGCGATCAACAGGGATAGCAGAGATTACTAAGATAGAAAAGAGATCAACACACGCTAGAACTAGACTTGTAGCAATCTCCAATCCCATTAGAGGTAAGTCAGTAAACTCTTATACATTTGGCATACAAGCTATAGAGGAATTGATACGGGCACCTGAAGACATACGGAGATTCGATTTATGCTTAACCGAATCCGAGGATGACATAGACATAGTCAAGCTTTCGAAGCTACAGTCATATAGGCCAAACATAGAGCATAAATATACTGGTGAATTATGCAGAGAGCTAATTCTATGGGGCTGGTCTAGAGATCATTCCCAGGTGAAGTTTGAGGACGCGGCAATTAGGTTGATAGAACCTGTAGTAAATAAGCTATGCGACACCTTCTCAGAATCCTGCCCGATAATAGACAAAGGGTCTACTAGGTATAAGGTAGCTAGACTAGCTGCATCATTAGCTGTTAGAACTTTCTCACATGAGAATGAAGATACGGTATTGATTCGTGAATGTCATATAGAATTCATCTTTAACATGTTAATGAAATTCTACAGTGAGACTAAGATAGGTTATCTAAGGTACTCAGAGTCTATTAAGTACACTAATGAGTTACGTGATGTAGACATCATAAGAATACAGATAGATAAAATAGTTCATGCAAAAGACTTTGTTAGCAAGATGTTATATTGCATTGACTTTGACATGGACGACCTAGCGGACTGGACAGGATATCCTCGTGATTTTGCTCGACCAGTTCTATCCTTGCTGGTCAGAAAGAATGCTGTTGTACGAATGGGTAAATTTAGATACAAAAAGACTGACGCATTTAATTCGTATCTTCACGATCTATTCGGTAGTGGGGAGTTAAGGAATAGTTAATTATGAAAACCTTTCGAAATAATGTTCGGCTAGTTGAATCTGTATCGGAGCTACCTGACCTCTTTGGGACAAATAACCTGTATCTAGACTTTGAGACTACGTCTGGCGGTCTTAAAGAGGATTCAACTAACCCATGGCACACATGCGACATCGCTGGCATATGTATAACTATCGATTATCACAAGTATGCGTATTATGTACCGGTAGGTGGTGCGCATGCTGGGGAGAGAAATAGAAACCTACACAAAGAGGAGGTTTATCCTTGGTTGGTAAAAGTAGTGAAATCCTCTAATAAGTGGATCAACCACAATATCAAATATGATGCCCACGTCTTTTGTAATTGCATAAATGACGATATATCTTTACCCACACTAATAGACACAATGTCCCTTGCTAAGTTAGTAGACTCAGATAGGATGTACAGAGGTGGATACGGGCTAGACATATTGTCTAAAGACTGGCTAGGGAAGAACATCAGCGGATACCAAGATGCGCTAAAGCCTTACCTCAAGACATCGGCAGGACAGTGGTACAATAAAGATTATGGGAACATACCGTTAGACATCATTGCACCCTATGGTGGACAGGATGTTCTATCCACTAGGAAATTAGCTGACTATATCCGGTGTAACGTACCAGAAGAGTCTTACGATGTAATGAAAGTAGAGTGTTTATTAACTGGTGTCTTGTTTAATATGGAGAGGTTCGGGCTTCTTATAGATAAGACAGAGTTACAGGTACACCAGTTACACTGTCTAACAAAGATGGTAGAGATACAAGAAGAATTGACAAACGAAGTAGGGCACTACTTTTTACCGTCATCTAACAAGCAGGTACAAGATGTCTTGCTTAACACCTACGAGTTACCTACGTTATCCTACAATGAGAATAATAACCCCTCATTTGACAAGAAAGCACTAAAAGAGTATCTATATTGGCCAGACTCTCCTATTAGAGTTGTAAAGAACATAGTCGAACACAGAAAACACCACCACTTTAACGGCTTATTTCTTGAAAAGTATCTGGATCTAGCTATAGGATATTCTGCGTTAGCTAAACACAAACACAATGGTGACAGTGAAGCTTTCTTTTTGCATCCGGACATAAATCAAACTGTCAGTACAGGTAGGATGAGCTGTCGTAACCCCAATATGCAACAACTGAACAAGAGAGCTAAGTCTCTCATACACCCTATGCCCGACTGGATGTTCATATCTATTGACTATTCTCAGATTGAGTTTAGACTAATCATAAACTATATGCAGAACAAGGAAGCTATAGCTGCTTATGAAAAGGACCCTGATACTGACTTCCATTCCTGGATACAGTCTCAATTACCTGGGAATATATCTAGGTCAAGGGCCAAAACAATCAATTTCTCAATGGGGTACGGCACTGGTAAGAAGGGTATGGGCAAAAACATGGACTTGATGGAGGACCTAAGAGAGATAGCCGGGACTAATAGAGAATACTTCCTATCCCTATGTGCTCGTCGTGGTGCAGAGCTATATAATATGTACCATGCTAAGTTCCCTGAGCTAAAACAGACTTCTAAATACTATGAAGGTATTGCAAGAGCTACTGGGTATGTAACTAATATGCACGGCAGACGCAGACACTTGGACCCTAAAGTTGCACACATAGCTTTCAACACTATTAACCAAGGCGATGCGGCGGACATAATGAAAGAGAGATTAGTTGCTGTATCAAAGGTAGCAAAAGAATTAGGTGTGTATCCACTGATACCCGTACACGATGAAATATTATTTACTTGTCCAATTGAGGTGGGATCAGACCCAGTCACAATACTAAGACTAGTACGGTGCTTAGAATCACCTAGGATACAGAATAAGTTATCTGTACCTATTAGGTGCAAGGTGGGGATATCGGAGGAATCATGGGCAGATTGTGGAAATCAAGAATTTGTAGTACCTTATAAGGAGGTGGAGAGAGTATGAAGGCATGTTCTGAAAAAAGATTTAAAGAGAGAGTCAAAGTTGTTTCTCAGTTCTTGGAGGAATTCGCCAGGGAAATGGAGAAAGAAACTATACGATTTCCAGTATTATCTATCCCACGAAAATCAAAGAATAGTTGGGTAGGTTTTCGTAACCGCGCTGAACTATTAGTAGAGGAGTTATTTAATGGTGATGGAGCTTAATCAAATGGACTTAGAGAAAAATTTAATCAAAAGAGGTTTTGAGGTGTGGTATAACCATCACTTTGGGGAAATAGATACTGGTGAAACTAGCAGACTTGCTATAAAACATATGTGTAGGTTATCATGGTCTGCCGGACAAATGAGAAAACACTTCCTTAAGGAAAAGCAGGATGTCGCTAACAATTAGATGTCCAGATTGCGGATATACAGCCTTTGATGTTGTCTTGAGCCCTGCTGGTAAACCATTCTACCATTATCAGAGTATTCAGAATCTGGAGAATGACTTTAGCATAGAGAATCAACTTGAGTTGTTCGATGTCTTAGGGTCCGACGAAGGGAATGTATTTTGTCCTGAATGTGCTAACGAATTTAAGGTTGAGGAGAATCTATAATGACAAGAGTATTAGACGACGGATGGTACATTAGTGGGGAGCACGCTCGTCGTGCAATTGGTTATTTAACTACTAGTGTTAAAGAGTTAAATAAGGTTGATGTACCTAATTTGGCTTTAAAATGGGGAGAGGCTTTAGAGAAGACTTTAGATGACAATGAAGCTTCTCCAGTTAATTCATACGTTATTAAGAAAGGTTTACAAAACTATGAGATACTCGGCATGAAATAACTGAATATCATTCTCACGATTATTGGCGTCCAGAGTACAATGAGGAATTCTGGTGCCCTAGATGCGATAAAACATTATGACAAAGATAATTAACATACCGAGAACAACAGAACAGCTACGACAAGAAGGCTGTTGGTGGTTAGAAAATGGAGATGGCAGAGACATACTGATTATGCGGTGCCCTGAATGCAGCCAAGTCGTGTATTTAGGCCATCATACAGTGAACTCAGATGGATTGGTTGGGCTTGCAGTCACCTGCACAAAGTGTGATCTGCACGAATTTGTACGTTTACTAGAGTGGCTTTAATTTACTAGCAAATCGGGGTTAGGTTGTTCCTAGCATGCCGACTTTACCATCACTGCATGGCGATGACTTCGGTAGAGTCGGCACCCGATTTTTAGATAAGGACTAAAAATGGCGCAATTGCATGAAATTAAATCGATGCTCATATGGTTTCATAATGAAATGTTTGCAAAACTTGAAGAAAACATAGAAAAGACACATTGGAACACATCAAATATCCGCACGCTTATTTTTAACTTAAATTGTGAGTTTAATGAACTCTCTTTAGCTATCTCGTCAAGGAATAAAGATGGGGCTATTAAAGAATGTGCTGATATCGCCAATTTTGCTATGATGATTGCCGATAAGTTAAAAAATCAAGGGTTTGACAAATGACAATCGAAGACAATATTAAAGCCGGAAAAGCAGCCCTTACCGTGTACAAGAAAGGTGAGAAGAATGTTAATTTTAACAAGAGAGATAGGTGAAATTATCATGATTAGGGACAATATACAGATTAAGGTGGCCAAAATCGACAGAGGGCGAGTCTACCTAAGTATAACTGCCCCCAGGGAAATAGACATAGACAGAAAAGAGATACATGACAGAAAAGAGATGCATAAAGACAAGCCATCCAAGAGGACAGAGAGCAATGCCAAATAGGATAGAGGTTGTCTCTATAGACGAGAGACAGGCAGTCGTTACTCTATCTTATAGAGGTAGGGACGAAGTAGAGCTATACCTTAAGGTGACCGATCAGGGCCTTCACATAGACCCTATTACCGGGTACATGTGTTGTGTACGATATAGCTCTAGACACAATGGTCTAAGAATTTTCCCTTATACAAAACCTTTCAAAGAGGCGCATCTGGATGACTAGTCAAATAATTAAAAGACTACGCGGATTTGACGTCGACCTTGATTTATGTAATGAGGCAGCCGACGAAATAGAAAGGCTAGAAGGAATTGCCACCGAACAGTGTAAGTTAATAGATGACATATTTTGTATGCTTCTCAAGTACACAGGACAAGATAATGTGTCCGACGAGAATGTGCCTGACAAAAGCTTATCGGACCCTGGGTCCGACGAATGGATTAACGAAACTTTTTAATTTGGTCCGACGGTTTTTAAAACAATTGGTCCGACGAAAATGGAAAATGGATACCCCCTAAACGGGGGCCCCGCTAATGGGGTAGGCCCTTACCCCCTAGACTGGGGTCCCTCTAATAGGGGTCCCTCTAATTGGGTAAGTGTTTACCCCCTAATAGTGCCCCCTCTAATGGGGTAAACAGCGGTTGGTAAAAATGCCGACTTGTGACATTTAAATGGTAATACATATTGTGATGCTTTGGTATGATAGTTGCTATTACGGATTTTTTCCGAATTTTTCGGGTTGCCGGACACTTGGTATCGCATACAATCCACCACACAACGGTACATAACCGCACATACATACACACGCATACAAGATACAATGCCATATTCGAAGATAATCGGCAATGGCCGAGCCAAGCGTAAGATGCTTCGGTGTCGCCACCAATTTCTAACCTCGGACGTTAAACCGAATATCGCTTTGATCGGGCCCGCGTCTTGTGGCAAGACCCTTTTTGCACGGGTGTACGCCAAGTCGCTCTCGGTACCATTTATTGAAGTACAGCCCCACGCCATCAAAGACATGTGCGGGATGTACAACGTTATTACAACAATCATGGGTAGGTCGTCACATGTGGCTCCTTGCGTCATCTTTGTTGATGAAGTTCATAATCTCAACAAGCACACCGAGCAGGCGCTCCTGAAAGCCGTCGAAAAGTCAGACTGTATACTAGAGACTGAAGACGGTCTCACGCTGAAGACCAAGAACGTGTCCTGGGTAATTGCCACTACCGAATGGGGCAATCTTTTCGGACCATTTAAGACGCGGTTTCGCAAGGTGTCCTTGCGTCTCTACACCAAGCAGGAAATAGCTCAGATGGTCAAGCTATCGTTTCCCGGGTTTAGCGAGTCTGCTTGCTTGCTGGTCGCCAAATACTCAGCCATCCCTCGCGAGGCGCTAAGCTTTGCAAGAGAGGTGTTGACCGGTTGGGACATGCAAGGCCGCCAAGGGTGTATTGAGCAGCTTATGATTGACATTGCGGATGACTCTCGGATAGATAAATGGGGGATGACCTTCCACCGCAGGTCGGTGCTTACGGAGCTAGGGCAAGGACCAATTGCACGAACCAGGTTAGCTGGTGTAGTCCAGGTAGGTACCAAGGAACTAGACAACGACATAATGCCCCCTCTGCTCCACAAGATGGACGATTGCCCAATACCCTTGGTAGGCGTTTGCAGCAAGGGGTACCACATAACCAGCGCCGGACTAGTTGCTCTAATCCTAAGAGGCATTATCCATAGGGGACACCATGCCATACCTCAAAGCCTTTGGTGTCGATACCCTGAATTGTTTGAGGACAACGTGATTACCCAAGAACAAGAGGTTGCATGATGTTTGACAAGAACGGTAAGGAAATAGTGCTGCAAGATTACAATGCTAACGAAACAGTGTGTGTACAGATAGGTACACTCGGTCGTAAGTTATGGGTATGTATTGACGGTGTATGCGTGTTACGGATAAAGTCGCCTGATATTACCTTAAATGATTTCAGAATAATTGAAGAGGATATGGCACAATAGTCGCAAGCAGTAATACTTACCCCTACTTATGGGTGTTCGGTTACCCCCTACTTGCCGACTTTTGGTTTTTGGATGAATCATACCACCTACGCACGAAACGTCTTAGGGGGTCGATTCGGGCGTCTAACAAGGGGGTAAGTATTTTGGTAAATCTTTGGGTTGCCCTGTTGACAATACATTTCGTCCGTACATAGTTTAGATACACAACACAACACAACACAACACAACACAACACAACACAACACAACACAACACAACACAACACAACACAACACAAAGGAACAAGACATGTCACCTAAAAACATAATGAAGACCCTGAGCCAAGAGGACCTCTTGGAAGTGACTAGATTGCAGAGGTATTGTCGACGAACTATTTCGAGTGCGAAATGGTCAAAAAGTCAAAAAGACTTCAGCAAGAATTATCGTCGATGCGTAGCTAGTCATGTCCGTAGAGACCTTCAAAAGGTCCGTGAAATTATCGGTGTTTAGCAGACAACACAACACAACACAACACAACACAACACAAAGGAACAATAGCATGGATACCTTCATCGGAAACACCTACGTCGTTCTGATTGATGACGGGACCTTGGACACTGTACTCTCCGTCGATGGTCAAGAACTACGCTTTGGGCAAGACGCATGTGCTCGCAATCCAGACGGGTCAATACCACAAGTAGAATTCAACGAACTGGCGGAAATGGCTGTTGAAATCATCGAAACACAAGAACTCGCTGTACTGGGAAGGGTGTAACGACATGATTATTAAACGCAAAAGCTTACCTCCACACATTGCGGAGGCCCTCGGAATTATTAAACGCAAAAGCTTACCTCCACACATTGCGGAGGCCCTCGGACGCAAGAAGAACGTAATTGTTACAATAACGGAAGGCCCTATTGAGACGTTTGGCACATGGTGGGACGGAGGTAGTCGATCGACGTACCACGCCATGAACCTAAACACTGGTTTTTTAGGGGGACCAGACTACATGGATGAAGTACGTAAATTGAATTTCGGACATGAGGTGCGAAAAGCTATCGTGTCACCAGGTACTGCAATTGTGGTACTAGGTATTTCTAGCGGCAAGACATCTACTCCGCGCCTTTACGTGCACCCTAAAGACCGTGGTCTAGTGGGAGGGGGTGCTTAATGTACTGGAGCCACCCATACGAACCGATTGAGACCCTACACGAATACACGGAACGGGAAGCAGAGGACGAACGTAGGGCTATTCGAATCGAGCAAATAACAGAACAGAGCATCGTTGATCCAGCAGAGGATAAAGAAAACAAAGGGGACACATCATGCACGTAGAGTTTGTCAACAACAAAGCAGAGGCTACTGAGCAGGGTTACCTAGGCTATGATGATCGTCGATATTTACTGGTGGACCTGGATGATGACTCTACAATCAGTGTGAAGCTACCTAATGGGCGCCGTGTGGCCTTTGGGTTTATCATCGACCTAGAAACTAGGTACGCTTGCGTCGATATCATAGACGACACTCTTGGCAGGACGGATGAGCTAAAAGTTACCGTCCGGGGTCGTGGACCTACTTACTATGCCTCGAAGGGTGACAAAGTCACTGTATTGTCCGTAAACTTGGCCAAGAAAGAGAAGAAGGGGGCAAACAATGATTGACGGAACACGAAAACGGCGTTTTTCTCTCGACCCAGCTAAGAGACGATGGTATGCCTATTGGCGCAGCGTACGGTTTGCTCGTCGATACTCGATTACAACAATCAGATAAGCGGTGCCACCATGGAACGAAGACACTTCGAGGCTATTGCTAACGCTCTCAAAGAATCGAAACCTAAGCAAGGAAACCTTAGCATGATACAGTGGAAGAAAGACGTATACGCAATGTCCAAGATTTGAGTCTGCTCGTTTTTTTGCTGCTTGTGAATATGATAGGACAACATAACACATGGACACTACAATCACTCATTGCCGATACGCCCCTAGGTGGGACACATTGCAAACCCTTGTATGTGAAGCCACCAATGACCCAGAGGGGACTATCATATCTCGTTCAAACGGGGTGACGGTCTAGCTGTTTTACACATTGACCTTCATGTCGTGGCAGTCGGTCAACAAAAAGAGAAAGAGACTAACCAATGCGAAGACACAAAATAGAAATACCGAAACTGGCAACGTGCAAACAATTGGAAGCTTTACACTTAAGCAAGGAGGAATGCTTTGCCAACTTAGAAGGCTCGTTCGACTATGCTGTGCCGCAACAATGGCTTGACAAGTTTGCTAATTGGTGTAGGGACAATGCCATGACTCCACGTGGTACCACATATGATTTGATCCGTAGTACCACAGTATGGGTGTACCCAGAGTCAGAACCAATGACATGTTGTGCTGAAGTGTACTACGCCTATCAGCGGTACCAGCAGTACCTAGAACGGGGGAACTAGAGACATGGACCCGGACGCAACGTTTAGGGGTTAGTCGGGATGAATTTATCGCTTTCCTCCGTGTTGTCAAACAACAATGTAAACGGATGAGCGCTGAGAATACTAGTAAATTCGAAACGGAAGGTAGGGAACAAGATGAACGATAACGCGGAATACCTAATCGAAACTAAGAATGACTTAGGGATGCGTCTTGACCTGCAGAATGCTGACCTGCAGAATGCTAACCTGCAGAATGCTAACCTGCAGAATGCTAACCTGCAGAATGCTAACCTATGTTATGCTGACCTGCAGAATGCTGACCTGCAGAATGCTAACCTGCAGAATGCTAACCTGCAGAATGCTAACCTGCAGAATGCTGACCTATGTTATGCTGACCTGCAGAATTCTAACCTACGTTATGCTGACCTGCAGAATGCTAACCTGCGGAATGCTGACCTATGTTATGCTGACCTGCAGAATTCTAACCTAAGTTATGCTGACCTACGTTATGCTGACCTACGTTATGCTGACCTATGTTATGCTGACCTACGTTATGCTGACCTGCAGAACATCAATTTTACTAATACCCTATTCCGTTGACCCTCTTGACAAATAGTTCGCACGAAACAATAATTCGCCATTCTCGCTGCCGTACGTTCGGCAGCACGGTTTCTCGTTTCCGAAAGGATAATAACAATGGCTAGTGTACCTGTTGCTCCTGCTCCTGCCCCTGCCCCT